CCACTCCGTGTGAGACCCCACGCCGAAGTGCAGAGCCTCCTGCAGGGAGAGCTTCACCGTTATGCAGTCCTCCTTCATCAGCTCGAACTTCCACTTGCACCCCTCGTTTATCAGGGTCTCAAGAAGAAGAACGTCCTTAGCGTCGTATATCTTCAGTGTGTCTTGCATTCGCTTTACAAATTTACTTGTTCCGCGCCGTCTGGCAAAGGGCGTTACGATACTATTCCTCCGTTTTGTCCGACACCACGGTTATGCTCTCGCTTGTCTCGGTGCGGTTGGCTGGGTTAGGCTCTGTCAGCTTCAGCGAGAACTTCGCCAGCCCGTTTATCAGCTGGCTGTATTGCGTGCATGAGTTGTACACGCAATGATACACCACGTCCGGCTGGTACACGGTCTCAATGTAGAGGTAGCCTTTCTTCAGCACATCATCGCAGAAATTGCCGTACTTGGAGAGGAAGTCTGCCTTGTCCTTTGCGACAAGGTGCATCTCAAGCGTGATGTCGCGGCTGTCGTATCTCGGATTGTACACGACGACACGCTTGCCGTCCTCCAGCCGCGACGTGTTCGTCACATAGCTCTTCACGGCTGGCGGTGTCATGAGGGCCGCCAAAGCCCCGTCCTCAAACGACACGCCCCACGTGTCGAAAGCGTCTTTACCGTTTATCTTCAGTTCTCCTGTCATGGCTTAAAGTTTTTCAAGTGATTTCTGCATCTTGTCAAGTTTTCCAGTCCACTCGTTGTATATCTTCCGCGTGTCGGCCTGTATGTCGGCGAGGTAATTCGTGGACGAGAACATCATCGTCCTTATCTCGCTAAGGAAAGAGTTTCCTGCCGTCTGCAGCGTAACGAGGGACGCGGTGTTCTGGCTGATGATGTTCTGTATCGCCAGCCTCTGCTCCCCGCTCCACTGCATTGCCGTCAGTCTGCCGCTAATCTCGCTGGCCTGGTCTTGCGTGATTGAGGAGCTTTCGCCATAGCTCGCCGACTGCCCCGAAGCCACGCTGTCAAGACCAGCCGCCTCAAGCGCGGCGTTGACCTTGTCACGCTCCGCCCCGTAGATTTCCAGGTACTCCTGCTTCAGCCGCTCCGCCTCATCGTCGGTAAGAACCTCGTCTGACATCGCGTCCGAGAAGTCCTTGTACCAGTCCTCCATCTTCTCCGCGTAGGCATCGCCCGACAGTATCGCGCTGACAATGGCGTTGCGCAGGTACGTCTCTATGTTGTCCGAAGCGTCGCTGAAAGAGGAGTCCAGGTCTTGCAGCATACTCTCCATCTCCGACTTCACGCTGTCGAGCGATATGTCCGTGAGCTTCTCCTTCAGGCTGTCGGCAAGCTCGTTGGCGGTCTCATAGTAGCCTATGTACTCGTCCATGAACTGCGCCGCGTCCTTGTAGCCGTCGTTGGCGAGGCCCTTTATCTTCTCGTACTGCGCGGCGGCTTTCGTGGCGACGTTGTACATCTCCTCGCTTGTGAGCTTGAAGAAGTCCTGCCCGCTTGACACGGACTTCCCTGCGGCCTCGCTCACCTTCTGCCAGTCCGCAGCGGTCATGCCTTTGCCGATGTAGTAGTTCGAGCTCGGCGTGCCGTCGTGAAACCACGTGGTCTTGTCCTTCACCGCCGCCGACCGCTGCATCTCCTCCTTCGTGTTCTTCTCCTGCTGCGCCAGCGCCTCCTTCTGCTGCTCGTATATCTCCTGGCTCTTGAGGTACGAGGCGTCATCCATGACATCCGTCAGCCGCTCTATCGCCATCGTGAGGTTCTGGTTCTCCTCCGTCATCCTCTCGATGTCCTCCGCGAGGGCCTTGTCGGTGTCGCCGCCGATGCCGAGGCCTGTCGTCAGCGAGTCCAGCGCGCTCATGGCGTTTGCCGCCGCCCCGACGTAGTTCCCCGACGCGAGGTCTGACATCGCCTGCCCGGCGCTGCTCGCGGCGTCAGCCATGCCTTGCACGGCACGCCCCACATCGCTGTCAGCGTCAATGCCCAATGCGCTTGTCAGCTCTGGCAGCGCCTCGATATTCTGGGCGTACTTCTCGTATTTCTGCTGGAACGCGGACAGCTGCTTCTGCCAGCCTTTTTGGCTTTCCTGCTTGTTTTGGGCGTCGGTAACCTTGCCAGTCGCCGTAGCCAGCTTGTCCTGCGCCTCCGTTACCTGCTGCGTGCTGTCGGTAAGCGTGTCAAGCGCGGCTTGCAAGGCTCTCACCTCCGCGCTGCCAGCGCCGAATTTGGCTGTGGCGGCTTGTATTATCGGCTGCGCGTCTGCGGCTGAGATGTCTTGGAAGTTGGCCTTTGCCTGGTCTTGCATACCGTAGCCGATGAGCATGTCGTTAATGTTGGCTTTGCTGTCATCAAGCCCCGCCTGCGCCTGCGCGAGTTTCAGTGTCGCCGCCGTCTGTTGGTCTATGGCCTCGGCAACCTCCATTTCGAGTTTCTTGCGCTCTTTGGCGTGTTCCGTGATCAGCCCGAAGAATACGCTCTCTCCGCTCTGCGCCTCCACGATGGCGTCGTTTATCTTGTCTATCTGCTCGACGATGGTCTTGTAGTCCTCGACTTTAAGGCTTCCGTCGGATAGCTTTTCTTTCAGCTGTCCCTTTGCTGCTTTCAGCTGCTCCACGGACATATTGCCGATGTCCCCGAACATCTGCTCCCAGTCAAAGCTCTTCTTCAGCTGCTCGTTGTCGAAGTCCTTTACGGCTTGGCTCTTCTGCCGGACGGCGGTCAGTCTCTCGCCCTCGCTCTGCGCCTTAGCTATCTTCTCGTCCCACTCTTGGATGAGAGCAACACGCCGCTCCTGTATCGTCCCGTACTCCTTGAGGTACTCGCGCATGGAGTCAAGATCCTGTTTGCGGACTTCATCGACTTCCTTGTCGTATTTGATGTTCGCACTCTTTGTCTGCGCTTCCAAACCAGACTTCTCCTCATCGGTAAGGGCGATGTTCGCGTACTCCTGCGTCTTGGTGAAGTCCTTGTTCTTGTTCTTCGGGTTGGCTTCAAACAGTTTCTTTGCGTGTTCCTGCTTGGCTTTCAGAAGCTCGTCCTCTTGTTTCTTTATCTGGTCCAGCTCCTTTTGGTGGTCGAGTTCAAGCTGTGCGAGGGTCTTTGCGCTGCCCTCGGACATCCCGTCAATGCGGGCTTGCTCTATGGCGTATGCCCTTTCCTGCGCGTTCTTGGCTTCCGTCTCTGACCAACGCTTGTTCTCATCGGATATTGTCTTGTTGGCTTTCGCTTGTTTATCTGCCGTACTATTTGGCTTTTTGGGCTTCTTCGGCGGTTTTTGCTTGCTTAGTTTCTCTTCCGCCATATCCGTTCCGCTTGCATAGTAATACGCCCATTTTGCGGCATCTTCTTGGGTGTATGCTTCATATTTCCCTGTTTCCGAGTTTTTTATATATCTTCTGCCAACACCCTTTTGTTTCATGCTCCTTAGATTGCGTGCCCAGAATGCAGCTTGTTTCTTTCCGAAATCCACATTCCTTTGGGAAACTTTCTGGTCTTTGCCTAAGCCTAAATAATCCGACATCCACTGCGGCATTCCTTCCTCATCCAATTGCAGCTTGAATGTCATCACGTTATAGCCGTATGTCGCCAGCAGGGAGTCTATCGTCTTTCCAAGAGAATTTACGGACATTGCTGCAAGTTTAGCTTGGTATGCGGAATCTGCCATGCCTTGCGACACACCTCCCTCTGAACGCACGAGCTGTGTGTTGGCATGATAAAGTTCTTCAGCAGACTTGATATTCTTCTCTCTCGCATCTACGGCTTCAAGGATTTTTTGGGCTTCAAGAACAATGCTTTTTCTGCTTTTCTCGCTTATTGATAGATTTATACCATTTGCTTTTGCTGATGCCTCTACATTTAGTACAAGTTTATTCATTGCTGCAATGTATTTGTTTACTGCCGCAACATCCTTCTCATAATCCTCACTGCTATATTCTTTTGGTCCCGCTGGGTCTTCTTTCGATTCATAAATTCTCCTCAGAGCTTCACCATACGCCTCTTTTAACGATTTCAACTCAGCCGCCTTACTTTCAACCTGATTTCTTATCAGTTGCGCTACAGTCTTATCTGTTATCTTCGACCCAGAATCTATTTTATCTTTTATTTCATCTTGTATTTTTGTTACTTCCTCCTCGTAATTAGAATATATGTCCGATACGGTGTTTGCGTATTGCCGTTCCACACCTTCTTCCTTTATCAAGTCTATAAGCCTTTCTCTGTTCTTATTGACTTGCTCCAACTTGTCGCCTTCCTTGTCAATCTCAATTCCGTATTCCTGACACGTGGAAGTGAGTTTATCCAAAGCGTCTTTATATGTCTTTGAGCCTTTTGAGGCGGTGTTTACGATAAAATACAGACTCTGCGTTTTGTCTAATATCTTTCCCGCTTCTTCGCCGAATTCCTGCATGCTTTCCGTCGTGTCATCCGCTTTGTCCTTGAAGGATACCAAAGCTTCCACAACTGTGAATATCGCCATCGCCGCTATGACATACGGATTTTTCAACATCACGAGATTAAGACTCTTTTGCGCTTTGCTCGCTATCACCGTCGCCGCAGCTTGCGCCATCGTAGCCTTCGTATGTCTTATTACAGCCAGCCTTTTCGCAGCCGCAATCGCAAGGCTTACCTTTTCGTATGCAGTAACCACCATTACGGCGGTCTTGTAAACGCCATACGCCTTTGCGCACTCTATCACCACGTTGCCGATTGTTCGGAAATGTGCTGCGACACTCGCCAATGCGTCCAAAGTCCAATTTATAGTACCCTCATTGTCTTCCCCTATATCGGAAAAGGCTAATTGAATGGAGTCTCGAATCTTTTCCAACCGTCCCGATATGGTCTCTGACTTCTTAACCATAAGGTCATCGAACTTTGAATTAGCCATATCCTTAATAGCTGCATCGAAAACTGCAGACGTTACCTTTCCTGCGCGCACAGCCTCTTGGAGAGCGTCTTCGGCGATGCCTAACTGCTTGGCAAGATACTCTCCGATAGGAATACCTCTACCGAGGAACTGCCGCAAGTCCACGGTGTACATGTGCTGCTGTCTGATAGTAGTGCCATAGAGGAAGATAAGCTCACCGAGGTTGCGCCCCATGCCTGCTGCGATGTCGCCCAAATCTTTCAGAGTGTCGTTCACTTCTTCGGCGGCGATACCGTAGGCTAAAAGCTGATTAGCTCCTTGCGCCACATCCATGAATGAGAAAGGAGTCTCAATGGCGGTCTTTTTCATTTGCCCGATAAGAACCTGCGCTTTCTCCGCGCTATTCAGCAACGTGGTCATAGTAACCTCAACATCCTGCAGCTGCCCTCGCATCTTTACAAGCTGGTTGATAAATTCCGACACACCCATGCCAACGCCAAAGGCTACCGCCGTGTCTTTCAGCAGCCCCGTTATGTTTTTCAATGTGCCAGACAAATCCTTGAACTTCGCCGATGTCTGGTCAACGGAGTTGTTTATGTTGTTGAGGTTTCTCGTAGCCTCCTTAGTCTCAATTACTATTCTGAAATCTACGCTCATAGCCTTAGTCCCAATTCATTCTCTTAATCTGTTCCATACCCTCCTTAGTATCGGCGTTGATGCGTGAGCGGTCGGTAGGTATGTGTACCCTCTTTCTCTCCTTGTCAGAGAGATACACCGTAACAGGAGCGTCAGACATCAGCATACGCAATAGGGTGTAGCTTATGCCCCATATCACCTGCATCGGCGTGAGGTTCAGCTTCTCGCACGCAGGCACGATTAGCGACCCGAACACGCTCTTGCCGCAGAAGTCCAACGAGGAGCTTTTATCCCTCGCCTTGCTGCATTTCGCTATCAGCTCATGCTCTTTCGTTATGCCGAGGTAGTCCTGCATCTCCTTGATGTTGTCCTGCCTCATTATCACGAGCAACAGCTTCGTCAAATCCTGTATGCTGCCTTTCTTCTTGAAGAAATCGGCACGTTCCAAGACAACGGACGCATCGCCTAAATCTTCTTTCTTGTCAAAGGTGCTGTACGATATTATCCTGCAAACGACATCGCGCTTATCCTCCACGACACGCATCATCTCCAACGTGGGGTCAACCTGCGCTATCTCGTTGGATATACCCAACTGCTCATACAGCGGCGCAAGTAAGTATTGCTTTCCGAGAGTTACGGGGTAAATGCGAAATGTCTCACCCTCCATTTCAAATTCCTTTGGGAGAGAGACTATCACATCGTTAATGTCTTGTATTATGCGCTTATCGTCATCGGTCATAATATTACAGCTTTAAAAGAAAAGCAGGTTGGCTGGTTTCTCCAACCACCCAACCTGCGCCTTGATTGATTATTCTTGGAATAACGATAATTCCTTTATGCTGCTATAACCTCGCCAGTAGCGCAGTCGAACATATCCGTTGTGCCTTCTGTCTCTTCGGGGTCGCACGTTACCTTAGAGATAACGCCGTCAGCCTCCGTGATTGCAATGACACCCCAATAGACTTGCTTGAAGTTCGTGGCTTTCTTGATAGCGTCAAAGGTGAACGTCCAACTTCCACCCTCTTCTGTAGAGAAAGCGTCCTCAACGGACACGGCGGACTTCAAGATGCACACGCCTTGAACCGCAGGGTCTTCGGGCTGCACAACAACTGCGAAGTTGTGGTCAACAACACCGTCTGTGTGGGAGATAGGACACTTGCGACCCTTAGCCGCACGAACCTGACACGCCAATGCGTAGGTGTTCTTGTTGTACTTCACATCCTCGTTTTCACCACCCTCTATGGTAGCCTCTTTCTTGTCGCCCTTTTCGGTTGACAATTCCGTGGAGTTTTCCACTGGCGTAGGCATTTCCTGCCATGAGGAGTTTGACGTATCGAGGTCTTTAAACAATATTCGGGGCTTACCCCATCCGATAAATGCCATAATGTTATCCTTTCTTAATTGTTACTCGTTTGACTGCCTGTATAGCAGCCGATTGTTGATAATGTGTTCATTGTTGCTCTCGAAATACAGCAGCTTCTGGCTTTCTAACGTTATGCGGTAGCTGTCATGGCTGTTGTAAACATCGAAGAGGTCAGCGGCAAGGCGCTCCAATTTTGAAGCCCTCAGACTGTCAACGATATACCTCTGTTCCGCGAACAGGTCGGGAACGTAGATGTTGACGTTCACGTAAGCCTCCTGTATCTGCCCATTTTGGTTGGCTGACACGGCAATCGTTATGTCCTCATCCCGTGAGTCAAGAGGTCTCTGTGTCTTGCAGAGCTTTCCTTTTATTTCCTCGTGTAGCTCACTGCCTTTTATGAGGTCGTAAACATCCTGTGTTATATCGTCAACTGTCTTCATTGAACCATTTGTCGAAGTCTCGCTGTCGCTCTTGTCATAGCACCCTCAATCCTGCTTCTGAGGTTTTGGCTCGCCCATATCTTGGTGTTGCCAATGACATCCTTGTTCTGTAACGCTTCCACATAGATTGCGTATTCCATACCTGCCACGACCACCAACCCAAGAGGGTATTGCGCTATATCCTTAGCCTTGTCATTAAGGTAATCACGCCCCTTCTGCCCTCCATTGAGAGGTCTGTTTTGCGGATTTTCCTTTGCCGGTATCTGTTGGAAACTTGATGAGTTGGCATTGTCAACAATACCGTTCTCAACGACACCGTAGCCAATGGAGCTGCGCAGGTTTCCCGTGTGGTCTATCCAACTGTCTGCTTCCGAGCGGTTGCGTATGCGTATCACACACTCCTCGCCCAACACCGCCAACGCCCTCTTCAGCTCCTCATTGAGGACTTGCATCACCGTTTTGGTGAACGTCCTTATGTCAACAGATTTGGGCATCAGCCTATGTAAACTTTCAGTTGGTGCTTGTACGGTCGGGTGTTTATGACTTTCAGAATATACTCCTGTCCCTCGCGCAACAATTTTACCTTAACCCCTTTTTCGATAACGCCGACAAGCAAAGGACTCACGTAAACGATGAATGTAAAATGGTGGTCTTCACCATCCTCATAAATGACATCCGTTGCCTTCGTAGTGGGGACTGCATCGCACACCCAGCCTCCGACCCATTCGGTGGTGCCTGCGTGGTAGTTGCCGTTCTCATCCTCATAGCCGCCAGTTTCCTGCTCGGCGTAGAGGACATGCCTGCGCATTTCAACTATTGCCATTTAGAAGTCGTTTATGTAAACCATCGGCTCGTCAACCATATTCTCCTCTTCTCCAATAGAAGCATACAGCCTGTTCGCTTTCTTCAGGATAAGCTCTTTCTCTCCCTCATACATGTAAACGGACTTGTCTGCCTCATTGAAGTTGGGGGCTTCGATGATAGAGACAAGACAATCGGCTACGACTCCAATCCACGTGTCTGAGTTCGCCACTTCCGTAGTGAACTCATCATCACCGCAGAGACCCCGCCTTATAAACTGGTTCTCGAAGTATTTCTTTCCGTCGTAGTCCAACGGAAAATGAATCTCGTCAATCAGAGCCTGCCGTATTGTCTTCATCGCACTAATTCAGTTTAAGAGGCTATGTAACTCTTCGCGAGAGTCTTCAAGTCCTCCTGCTCCTCTTTCGTGAGCTTGTTCACGGCTGCCACTACCTGCTTGTCGGTAGCTCCGCTCGCAATGGTCGTGTAGTTCTGCAGCAAGGCTATGAACTCAGCTTTCTTGTATTTGTTGCCAAGAACGGTGACGTATGCGTCTGCTGTGTCTGCCGTCTCCGCTGTCTCGTCAACGGCCTGTGCGCCCGTGAGGTCAAGGACATAGATGCCCTCCGTGTCCTCTATGACAGGCAGAGAGAATGACTGCGCAGAGCAGATTTCCTGCAATGACGGCTCGTTCTTGCTGTACTGCGAGATGAGCTTGTAGCTGTCAACCTCTTGGTACTGCACACCCTCCACACGGTTGTCAGCCTCCGCACAACGTCCATAAACGAGTGCGCCAAGCATAGTGTTGGAGCAGAAGATGACCTTCTCTTTGCCAAACGGCTTCACGTATTTGCGTGTTCCGTTGGTCTCCATGAGGACTTTACGGTTCACCTTCTCGAAAGAGATACCGCCGAACTCATCGGCGAAAGCCTCGTCAAAGAGCGATGGGATAGGCACTGGCAACTTCGTGGCTGATGTGTAGGTCAAACCACGGTAGTTAGCCGCAAGCTCCTTAGCACCGTCAGTCTGGCGCAATGCGTCATACACTGACTTGTCAATCCAAATCTTGTCAATCGGATTGCCGTCCTCGTCCGCACTCTCAATGACATTGCGGATGTCGTCAATGGTCAGCACCCCCTTTTCGCTCACGCTGAAGATGTGGCTGTCAAGGTAGTTGTACGACACACGCATGATAGTGTTGTCAGAACCCTCTGCGTCCTGCACGTCAACGCAACCGTCATACAGACCTTTCAAGAAAGCGTACTCGTTTCTCTCGTCGATACCTGTCGAGCAGAATACGGCATCGTTTGTCAGCACACGGACAATCTCTGGCGCGTTGTTCTGCAACTCCATAATCTGAAGCTGCTTGATGTCGGTCTCGCCTCTCTTACGCTTGATGCCCTGCTTCGGGAGCTCGCCACTGTTCGACTTGAACGTGTCGCGCTTCTTTAATGGCAGAGGACTGTCCATTGCCACGTAGTCGGCAGCGACGTACTGGGTGTTCACCTGCGTTGTCTTCCACTTGTTGTCAGGGCTGTACACACGACGCAGGATGCTTGTGTTCTTGTGGTAGTACGGAAGAGCCTCCTCCTTAGTGCGCTTCTCGTTGACTCTCGTAACGATAGTCTGCAACTTCGGATAGAAAGTCTCTATGTACTGCGCAAATAAACTTTCATTCATAATTGTTATCCTTTAATCTTTTTACCTTAGTAAGAACCTTAGTCGTGGTCGAAATACAGGGCGGGCAGTGCCGTCTGTATCGCAGACTTGATAGTGTCAATAGAGTAAGGAAGAGCCGCATCGTTCACCTCTCCCATTGTCAGCATACCCACAAAGGGCTTCTCTTTCACCACCGTGGCGACCGCTATACCTGCGTATGCGTAGCCTTCAGGCAGTGTTCCATACGCTCCATCGCTGATAGGCATCGGTTTGTAAGCACCGTCCTTGCCGATGATTACCTGTCCCGCCTGTATGACATCCAACGTATAGTCGGACACATCAAGCATGACACCCTTTGTCTTGGCGTTGAGAGCGTTTCTCACAATAATCGGGTCGTTGCCAGCGTCATACGCCTCGGACTTACCCACATTGATTACATTTGCCATAATTTAAAGATGTTAATTGTTAATTTATTCCATCTACGAGCTTGTCGATGTCCTCATCTGAAAGCTCTTTCTTATGGTCGCCACCCTTGCTTCCACCAGCGGCACTCGCCCCAAGTGCGTCAAGACCTTTCTCAGTCCTCTCCTTGTTGTAGGCTTTTATGCCCTCGTCAACATCAGAAGAGAACTCCTCAAAGTCATCTTCATCCTTGAAGCTCATGCGGTCAAAGTTCTTTAGGATTTGCTTTCCATATTCGCCCAAGTCCTTGACTTTGGCTTCAATCTTCGACCTGCGTGTCTCAGTGGCCTTACCCGTCTTTATGGCGGAGAGTTCGCTTTCCACTTTCTCAAACTTCTCAGAGAGAGATTTGAGGAGCTTTAGCGTCTCACTGTCGCCCTTGTCGTCAGCTTTCGGTTTCGTGTCTGCTGACGAGTTGTCATCATCGTCATCATCTCCGTTGCCGTCCTCTTTCGGCTTCTTCTTCGGGTCGGGCTTGTTAGCATCAATAATCCTGCTTGCGTACGACTGACCAAACTTCAAGACCGGAACAACTGCCTCAATCTGTTCATCAATGGCATTTGTAACATCTTCGTCCTTAGCGTCATCTGGAAGAGTGAGATTGTCGTCAATGATGCCTGCGACACTCATCAGCTCTTTCTTCGTGAACCCGAAAGACTTAACTTTCGGTTTCAATGCGGCGTAAATTTGCTGCTTTCTGTCCATAAGTTTTGAAATTGTTATCCTGATAAATCTTTTTACCTCTGTAAATAGTTTTCTGCGAACAAATATACGTAACTTTATCGTAAAGTAAATACACCTTTACGAAACTTTATTGTATTTTTGTCGCAAAATCTTCGTTTTATGGCAGATATACAGGAAATTCTTACCCAAACACCCAACGCAGCGATTAATTTACTGCGCCAAAAGTCCATAGACATACCGTCATGGGCAAGGCTCTTGAAGGACTATGAGCCTAAGTTCCACAAAATAATGCACGACCACATCGCCCGCAAGGACAAGGTGCGCAAGGACAAGCAAGGCAACGTCATCGCCATAGAGCCTGCGGCGCGAATATCCTTCGGGCTTGAACGCCTGCTCGTCCACCGCATGTCAGAATTTATGTTCACGACACCTGTGCGCCGCCTTTACCACAACATAAACGGCAGCAGGCAGCGGCAAGAGATAACAAAAGCCATCGAGGCTGTCTACAAGGTCGCCCGCATCGACACCGAGAACCTCAAACGTGCATCGCTCTATTTCTCCACCTGCGAGCTGTTCACGCTTTGGTACACCGTGCGCCGCAAAAACAGCGTCTACGGCTTTGACTCCCACTACAAGCTGAAATGCAAGACCTTCTCCCCGATGGACGGAACGCGCCTGTGGCCTCTCATTGACGAGTATGGCGAGATGTCCGCAATGTCATTGGAATACTACGTCCAGTCCGGGCTTGACCGCATATATTACTTCGAGACCTACACCGACTCCGCACGCATAAAGTGGCGTTTGGAGGGCAGCGAGTGGAAAGAGATAGACCGCAACCCCGACATTCAGCTGATGAAAATCCCTGGTGTCTATGTCTATCGTAACCGCCCCATCTGGGATGGCCTTACCGTGATACGGGAGGAAATAGAATATACCATGTCTCGTAACTCCGATGTGATAGCCTACAACTCCGCACCAGTGCTTAAAGTTGCCGGAATGGTCAAAGGCGTGGAGGACAAAGGCGAGACGCGGCGTGTCTATCGTGTGGAGAATGGAGGCGACGTGTCTTACGTTTCTTGGACGCAAGCAATCGAAGCCCTTAAATACCACGTTACCACGCTCCTCAATATGTTCTGGTCTCAGGCGCAGATGCCCGACATCTCCTTTGACAACATGAAAGACCTCGGCAACATAGGCTTTGACGCACGGCAGACACTCCTCACTGACGCACACCTCAAAGTCGGCGACGAGGCAGGCGTGTGGATAGAAGCCCTTGAGCGTGAGGGCAACGTCATTAAGGCCTTCCTCAAACTTATGAAACCCGAATGGTCAGATGACCTTGACGCTATCGACATTGAACACATCATAACTCCGTTCATACAAAACAATGAGACTTCGGAGGCAGACCGCATACTCAAGCTCAACGGCAACAAGCCCGTGATGTCCCATCTCGAATCCATACAATACGCAGGTTACTCCACAGACCCCGAAACAACCCTCAAACAAATACAGGAGGAAGAGAAGATAGATTCTTCTACTCGTGCTATCCGTGTGCAAGGCATTGACAGCGCAACGGTCTCGGAGCAGATAAACGGCACCCAAACCACATCCGAGGGCAACAATACCGAGGAATGAAAATTCTTTCACAGGACTTCATGTTTTCGTCCGACCCGATAAGTTGTGCGGCGAGGGCGTGAAGTCCTTTCATACGCAACGCAAACCGCCAAAATCCTAATCGTGATGATTGACATAGCCGCAAAACAGCAGCAAGATTACACAAACCTCAATACAAGGCTCAACCAATACGCCACCAAACTGCAACTCCTTATCGACGACCTCATAACCGAAGTCGTTACAATCGTTACGTCCTCACCAACATACCCCTCATACTTCACCCTCGACAGCGACCGCATAGAACGACTGCTTGAGGACTACTCCCTTTCCGTGAACACCCTAATCACCAACGGACAATCAGCCGAGTGGTCTGCCGCCAACCTCGCCACCGACATTCTCGTGAACAGCGTAATTGAGGAATACCTTGACTTTATCTCCCCCACACGCCGTGCAGCCTATTTCCTCGTGAACGCAGACGCTCTCGCAGCGTTCCAAAGACGCACCCTGTCAGGTCTCGCTCTCTCCGGCCGTATATGGGATATAGCAAAGGACTTCCGCACACAGCTCACCGCAACCATAGCGCACGCCATACAGAACGGCACATCTTCCGTAAACCTCTCACGCCAAGTCCGAGACCTCATAGCAAAACCCGACACCGTGCAACGCTCCTACCGAAACATCAGCGACACTCACGCCATAACAATGCGACTCGCTCGCTCCGAGATAAACATGGCATACCGCACAGCGGAACAGACACGGTGGAGACAACTCGACTTCATCGTAGGCTACCAAATACTGCTATCACACCGACACCCCAAGACCGACATCTGCGACCGACTTAAAGGCAAATACCCAAAATCTTTCGTTTGGACGGGGTGGCACCCCTGCGACCTCTGCTTCTGCATACCCATACTCAAAACAGAAAAAGAACTCTGGGCGGTGGACTATAACGACATTCAATCCACCGCATCCGTCAACGAAATTACAGACCTGCCTCAAAACTTCAAATCCTACATAAACGAGAATAAAGCCAAAATAAACAATATGAAGTCAAAACCTTACTTCATCACTGATAATCCTCAATTCGTTAAGCTATAAAAACATATATCTCACGCCTGCCCAATTAACAAATTCTACCTACACCCCAACAAAAGAAAAGAGAGAAAAAGAGAATAGAAAAGAAAAGACGAAAGAAAAACAAAACAGAAAAAGAAATTGCCTTTCCCCCCCACCCCCATACTATAAAGAAAAAGAATAAAGAAAAAGAAAGAAGAAAAGATAAAGACAAGAGATTAAAGAGAGAAAATAAAACCTTTGTCAGTTTTAACACGAGTTAACATATTTTTGACACAAAAGTTAAAATCATTTTCCTTTACAAACACACCCTTGCACAGAGCCAAACTTCTTTTTATCTTATCCTATCCAAAATTTTACCCCAAGATATTTTTCCTAACACCCTTCCGTAAAAACCAAATCCCCATACAAAACACCTCACGCATAGGCGACCTCATATACATACCACTCCCAAAAATTCAACCCGGAAAATTTTTGCCTACACACCTCCATTACTTACACTTTCCAAAAATTTGCGCCAAATATTTTTCAGAATGCCTTTCCCATAAACCCAAATCCCGTATCGCAACACTTATCAGATAAAAGCCAAATAGGGTATTTAAAATCACCGAAAATTTGGAGACGGGGTTTATAAATCATCAAAAATTTAGAGATGGGTGGGGCTGGGCGTTTTGGGGGTATCGGATTGTAAACAAATATCGCATCGGGGGGGGCGTTGTCAGGGAGGGGCGGCACGATTGACGGCGGCGCGGCGGCAAATAGAGCCGTTCACGGCGTTAATTCGTTGGCGGTGGTAAGGTAGCAAGGGCGCAAGGAGAAAGCCCCGCCACGGCAAAGGAAACGAGTAAAGCGGCGGTGGTGGGAGGTGGCAGGGGAGGACAAAGAGCAAAAGCCGTTTTATTTCGTTTGTATCGTGTTAAATTGTGGGCAGGTAGATAGTTGCACGGCAAAAGGGAGAAAAGCCACCAAAACGGAAACAAAGGGGCAAATAAGGGGTGTTTGCGGTTTAAAGTGTGCAAGCGGACAAACGACAAACAACGGGTGCAAATTGCATCCGCCGGAAATGATACGCAGCATATAGGGAGGGGCAAAGAAAAACCCCGCCGGAGTGTGGCGGGGTCGTTGGTGGTGGGATATAATGTTATTTCACCGTTTTAATTTTGGTTTGTTTCAGCGTTTTAGCGTCCGTTTCAAAAGTCAGGAAATCGGCGTTTTCCGTATAAAGTACCATTGCATTAGTTAGCGCGGCACGGTTTGCAGGTAGGTTTTTGCAGCGGTATTGTTTCACGGTTGCCGCCGTTGTTTTGGCCGCGGTTTTTGTGGCGGGTTTTGCGGGTTTTCCCGTTGCGGTGTCCGTTGCCGCCGTTTTGTCCGTTTTGGCGGGTTTTTCAACGGGGGCGCAAGCACGCCAACAATAGGCGTTCAACCCGTCACACATTATAGATAATATGCCATCATCAATTACGGGATGCAATTTGTTTGCGGTTTTGTTCGTGCCAAAGTCGGTATTGGATTTGTCAAGTTTTTTACCGTTGGTAACGTTGGCAATTTCGGCGGGTATTGCATCCATGTTTACACCGTTAGCAATTTCGCCGCGTAACATTCGCGTAAGGTCGTATATTTGGCGGCGTGCGCGTTTGCGGTCGTCAACCGTCCAAGATGTAACGATTTCCAAACCATTGGCGGCGGCAGTTTCCGCGTTCCAAACGTTTTCCAGTGTTGCAACATTTTCAACCATGTTTTTTGACGTTGCGAAATAAATGTTAGTTGTCATAATATTGTGGCGGTTGTATATATCCGAGCCGCCAAGTTTTTAAAGTGAATAATTATAAATGTTTGTTTGTCATTGATTGACGATGCAAAGATACGGCGAAATATTTAACCGCGCAAGAGATTTTTTGCGTTTAACATTACATTAACACGTTTTTAACAATCATATTTTTGTAAATCATTTTATTTCAGTTATTTACGTTTTAGGTGTTAATGCAATATCTTTTTTGCGGTTTGTCGTTTTTTTGCCGTAAATTTGCGGCGGTAAATATATATATATGAATATAAGCACCCGTATTATCGAGTTAATGAAGGCGCACGGCACCACAATTTCCGACATTGCCCGCCGCGTGAACGTGCCACGGCAAAGTATATCGCAGGCAATTTGTGCCAACCGTTTCAGTTTTGCGACATTAGAACGTATTGCCAACGGTTTAGGCGTTCCGTTGTGGTTGTTGTTCGTGTCGGAGGCGGAGGCGTTGCAATACATTCAGGCGCACCAGCCAGCGGCACCCACCGCCAGCACGCCCGCCATTTGCCCACATTGTGGCAAACCGTTGGTAATCAGTATCACAACCGCCGTGGAGTGATTTCGTCTCTCCTCTACGCTCCTCTGCTGTCTCATGCTTTGCCGCCAGAAAAGGGTTCGCCTCTTGCCTGTTTACGCTGCCGTTTTGACAAATAAACGGATTGATTTTAACATTTTCGATTTCTTGCTCCAAAAACCGAAAAACAGAACAATTACCCCTATTTCGAGGGTGTTTTCTCGGGAATTTTGTTGCCACGTAAAAATATTTTACAGAAAAACAGAACAATCACGACTATTAAAAGGTAAAGTATCTTGATTTTCACTTTTTCAATTTTAACATTTCGCCCAAACGCAGCCCCAAGCCTCGCAAATCGCCGATTTCAAACCCGATTTTCACCCAAATCCCCACTTACTCTTCCTCGTACCTTAACCACACATTCCAACCACCTAAAACCATTCCTTGAAAATATCTTACAAATCCGACTTTTAGAACACCGTTTTCGGTCTAACCCCCGTGATTTTCGAGACCCAAAGCCTAAAAATCCGACTTTTAGAACATTCTCGCTTCCTCAAACTAACGCCTTCTCCTCCCTCCGCATTCCGAAATCGCCCATCCTTATCCCAACCCATAGACACCCTCCCACACCACAGCCTTATATCGAAGCATTATACATAGTATAATACTACAATATAAAAATCTTCGCTGCCGAAGTTTCTTTCCTGCGCTCACTTTTTCTTCGCTGCGCTGGAAATATCTCCTCTGCGCTCGCGTCATATTATCTTTGCTGCGCTAACCATATCCGCATTTATCTTCTCTGCACTGATACATTGAATATCTCCCAAGCTTCACTGCCATAATCTGACATTCCTCCCGATTTTATATTGAATATCTTGTTTAACTATTTGCTGTAACTCGTTGATTATCTTTTTTTTAAAGACTTTTACAGACACGAAGCCGTATTTTCTTTCCTGCACATTTTCAAGGCGTGAAAAGGTCGTTATTTCGTGTTTTCTTTGTGTTTTAGGCTGTTGCGTATTTTTTGTGTATGCTGTTTCCTGTCTGTATGTTTTTTGCTTTTCCGCTTTGTTTTCAGTATATTGTCTGCATACAAAAAGTATTTTGGTTGTTATTTCATCTTTACTTTTGTGTGTTTTATGTGCTGTTGGAAGTGTGTATATTATCTTTGTCGTATCTTTGTTTTATTGTGTGATGTTTAGTTTAGGTGTATTTAGGTATAATTCTTTGTTAGTCCTTAGGAATTGCGCATTAAATCTTTTTTATTCGCGTGTTGTTTTGTTGTTGTTTGTGTCTATATGTTGTATATATGCCGCCGAAGGGTTGGGTGTGTTTTGCTGTTGGTTCTGTTCTGATCAGAGATGGTTGTCGGGTCGTGTTTGGCTTTCCTTTGTCTTTGTGGTTAGTGTCGGGAGTTTTTTTGTTTCGGGTTCTCCGTCTGTGTGCTTGTGTTTTTTGCCAAGCTTTTGGTTTTTGTGGTCTATAAAATTATTGAGAGTTTCTTTTCTCCTTATGCGGTTTAATGTGCCGTGGTCGGATTCTTTTCTGCCGCCGAAGGGTGCAGCGTTTCTTTTCTCCGTTTTGGAGTGATGTCGTTTTGGGGCAGACCTCCTTGGATTGCATGTACAAAGATAGTGAAAATCTGCGAGTTGCGCAAATCTTCACTACCTTATTTTTGTAAGTTTTTATTAATCTTCGTCCGAATGCGTCTATGGGGTCTTTAGCCAAGACAATAGAGACAAATTGAATCTCGACCTTTTCGCAGTTCCACATCGGGACGATAGCCAGCGGCCCACCTTATATCCTCATCGCTATCGTTGTCGTACACCACGCCGACAAATTCATCGCTTAAGTATTCAGCCTTTGTGCCGAAATTTGTAGTTACCTTCCAGTCATCAAGGTTCAAGCCTAAATTGTACGCAATCCAATCCATGCCACGGCGATTTTCTGGATAACGCGCAGGTTCTACAAGTGCGACATTTTCATTGGTGAGACCTTCAGTCAACATCATTTGGATAAATTCTATTCTTTTCATAATCGTATTGTTTAATTGTTTATAAATATTTACGTTGCAAAGGTACAACCAACCTACCGCATGTGTCTTTAAGCCTTTGGGGAAGATTTTTCGTTAACACCATTTTACAATTAGGTTTAGAGTTCACCGTTTAGCAGGGAACGCAACAAAAGAGCGGCTGCGGTAGAAGTCGTTTTTCTTCGATATGACTTCATCGCAGCCGTTTCGTGATAGTATGATAAGGCAGCATTTTTCGCTGCGTTACACTAAACGTTTGCCATACATTCTTTTTCAGCGTTTACCTTGATATTGTCAAGTTTCTCCGTTATCATATAAGCGGCACGTTTCACATCCAACAACACCGTCTTTATGAATTTCGGGTTCTCATGCAACGCATCAAGCCAATTCTTCAAATAGGCAGCGGAGTCTTCCTTGAGGTGTTTGGCTATTCCATAGCGTGTAGCCACCAGCGCAGCTCCCATCTCAGCCACGAGTTCCTCACGGGCGTATTCTTTCTTGTCGCCATTACCCTTGAAACGGTCAAGCCGTGTCTTCGCTCCTGTGCTATGTATCATCTCATGCAGGCAGGTGGTGTACCAATCCTCGCCACATGGGAATTGTTCCTTTATGGGCATCACGATTTCGTCTTTCGTCAGTGAGTAATACGCCTTGTCTTGATATTGTGGCTTTATCGGACACAGCCATTTCTCTCTGTATATCATCTCGTCCATCGGCTCAAAGGTGAAATCGTCCCTGTTCTCAAGTTGTTTCGGCGTGTTCTCGTTCAGTATTTTCTCATACATTTCGGGTCGTGCTTCCTTGAGGTTCGTCTGTTCGATATTGAAGACGTTATACACCTGCATACGAGGATAGACATCGTATTTGTCCTTTTCCTCCTGCGAGAGTTGCTTGTACACTTCGTATTTGATTTTTTCCTTTGTTTCCTTGTTCACTACCGTATATGTGGTAAGGAAGATAGAAAACGACTTCTCTCCCTTGATAATATGCACCTTTGGAAGCTCATTGCCGTCAGCGTCAAGTTTTTTCTTCCATTTATCGCCTACCTTTGTGAAGTTCATGTAGCTCATGGTGTCGAAAGTACAGAACACGGGTATCTTATAGCCTTTATCCTCACAATGCAACATCAACATAAAGGCGTTCATGCATCCGTACTCCCTGCCGTAAAGATTCTTCGGCCACACACTGCCGTCCGCGAACCACGGTTTCTTCCAATCGCCGCTTATCGTTTCGATTTTCTCAATCATTTTGTTGGTGAACAATTCCAACGCCCTATCCTCGGCGGAGGGCTTGTTTTCATTCTTTTTCATTGTCGTAGTGTTTAATTCGTTATTAATGTTTTTTCTTTGCTGCGCTTATGCCATTTTCGGTGAAACGAGTTCCGTGTATCTTCGCTGCGTTTCTTCAAGCATATCGCAAATGGCTATCTTGCGACCAGCCGCTACCAACTTCGGTAGATAGGTGTCAAGAGCGTGGTATGGAAATCCTGCTATCTCCGTTCCGTCCGTAGCCCTTGAATATACGAGCTGCAGGATTGCACTTGCATCAATAGCATCTTGCCCATAAGATAGGTAGAAGTTGCCACACCTTAACAACACCAATACATTGGGATACTTGGTTTTCAATTCATGGACTTGCGCCATGTTGTTGTCTTTCTTTTCTGCGTTATTCATATTCTGTAATGTTAAATGGTTTATAAATGTTTTATATTCACAAGGGCAAAGGTAGTTATCATCTCCGAAAGCGGCGAAAGAACCTTTTACAATCCTTTCGCCGCACCAACATTTATAAACACTTAACAATTCGTATCTTTGTGGATGCGTTTATATCCTGTGATTTCTTCACGACTATAATCATATACTGTAAAACATTCCGTTGACTTCACCCCACGACGAAAACGCAGGGTCTGGGTCGCCATCGTGCCAACCCAGCCATTCGTTATACTCCTTTGCTTCCTCGGCTGCGTCGAGTTCATCGAGGTCGTCTTTTCGGTTGCCCAATTCAAATTCAATAGCTCCGATTATATCATCTTTACTGTCAACATTGTATTCCACACAGACATCCTCAGTGGGGGAGTTCTTAATGTGTTCGAGTTCGTCCGTCAAGGAACGTATCTCGTCTTCAATTTTCATTCTTTCCATTATTACATCCTTTCCCATTTATTAAGTGCTTCAAGAGCCGCTTCTAACGCAGCGTTAATTCTGATGTAGGCGGCATCATAGTCGGTCTTGATTTGTTCAACCTGTGCTGTAACAGATGCGATTTGCGCAGTGGCTTCATTTGCCAACGTCACAATGTTAGTTAAATGTTCTTGTACCATAGTTTATTGTTTATTAATATTTACGATACAAAGGTAGTAATCATCTATTTATACAGACTTATTTATTTTTAATAAACACAGAAATTAACACCACTTATCGGCACGTCCTGTATAGCGGTATAATACTTTACTTGGCTATAACATTTGTGATTTCCTTTCTGCGGACTAAAAGAGAAATAAGGAAGTCATAAGCAACTTCCTTATTTCTCTGTGGCAATTCTCAAAATGAGCAACGCTATAAATAACAGCCAAAATAGGCATCCCCAAATGGGTCTTGCTTTCCCAAATTTGCCCCACGGTCTGAAATCTCGTTTGTCTCCGTACTTCATCTTGTTTGGCATTTTGTTGAATGGGTTTTCATCTGGAGCGGAAATCAACCACCTCCAAAAAGACATCTCTTTTCCGTTTATATCTTTCATAATTCTTGTTTAAAATGGCACAGGCCGTGAGAGAACATCTATTAGCGTCCAAATGAACCATATCACAAAAAATAGAACTAACAGGATAGGCAGACACCCCCAAATATGTCTCGCCTTTCCGAACTTGCCCCAACCTTCAATGTCATGTCTCGTCTTATACCCTTTCTTTTCTGGATGTCCGTTGTATGGGTTGTTAGCATCCGCACTAATTAGAAATTTCCAAATTGCTTTTAATGTATTCATAATCGCATTGTTTAATTGATAGTTAATGTTTACGGCGCAAAGGTAATGGTTATCTTTTTATAACAAAAATAATTAGACAAATTTCCCTATATTGCTGGTTAATAAAAAGAAAAGCGTTAGGCTTTTATTCCAGCCGATTCTGCTTTCTTCCTTGCATTGTATTCATGTTGGCGCGCCAAACAGCGTTCCCTGTTCTTTTTATAATATTCCTTTTGACGCTCTTTTCTCTTTATGTCGTGTAAAGCCATCCTTTCAGCCTTTTTAGCTTCCTTTTCTGCCGCCCTTTTTTCTTTCTCCTTTTTCTTCGCCTCATATTCTTTCATGTGACGAAAACATAATTCCATGCCTTTGCGGTCTTCCGCTTCTATTATGAAGAGAGTGTGTCCATTGTCGTTTGCGTAATTTATAGCCTTGAAAATATCTTGTTTCTGCAATACAAGCGCAAAGATTTTCAATATCTTTTTGTCTTTTGACGTGTAAACATCTTCTGCGCCAAAGAATTTTTTAGCTGCATCAATGTCAGCTTTTATGAAACGAGTTCCTTTGATTATCATAACGCTGTTTTTCTTTTTGCAAAAATACGAAAATAGTATAATATTATCATCTTTCCCATATAAAAGGTGACCGCATTTCACAATGAAGCCACCTCGACAACTAATTATTTCGCAACCTGCATCTTATGACGCATGGTTGACAATCTCCGCCGAAACGGATTTTTCTGTAATTCCATTTGATATTTCTTCAAACAGGGCTTCCATATTGATGTCAATCTCGGCTGGCGGCTCCGGCAACTCTGTTCTTTCCGTTTTCGCCGCATCAGCCACAGGCTCAGTCTCAACTTCAATCTTTTGTGGTTCAGGCTCAATTTCTTGGCGGCAGATTACATAATGTTTGCCCTTTACCTTAACCCAAGCGTTGCCCGTATTCTCGTTCATGTCCGAGTTTCCTTTATTCGTTTCAACATCCCATTTTGTTATCTCGGTCTTGCCGTCTTTGCCCCACAAGAAACTCATTGATGCAGGCGCATCCCCAAGACCTTTTACCTTGCGGAGTTGACGGATGCAGGTATATATATACCTTCGAGCCGTTTTCCTGTCATCAAATGGCATCGTGTCAAGAACCTTGATATTGTTCTTAATGTCGTCATACTTGTAGTTTATATCAAAACTACCATTGTCAATCACTTGTGCAAAAATCACATTTGTTTTCATAATCTGTGATGTTTAATTGTTTATTAATGTTTTATTGTTTACGTTGCAAAGGTACGTTGTTTCTATCATTCACGCAAATACATACTTCGTTTTTTACAGAAAAGAGCTGCCCTGCGATACGCAAGACAGCTCGTGTAAACATTAATAAAACGGCAACTCGTTTCACAACGAGACTGCCTTCAAATTAAACGCTGCAAAGTTAATCCTTTTACTCCGAACTATGCCAATTTTCACATCCTTTAGCCTAATTGCGCCACTTCAACGAGCTTGTAGCCCTAACTTTTTATCAGCCGTCTGTCATTGTCTGTCAGTTCAATCCTCAATCCTCCTTGAATAAATCCGTCTGCGTTTCTTGTTTCCTCTTTCTTGACGGTTTCGGGGTTTTCTTCGGCAACGCCCAGCCTTTCGCCTTTGCGCACTCGTAGTTGAACTTAAACCACACGTCCTCATCCAAGAACTCGAAGTGCATCGTGCCTTTCTTGTAGCCCTTGCAGCGGAAGAAGCCCCAATCAAACCATTCTCCCCAAAAGCGATGCCAACTGCCATATTCCAAAACACTCCATAAGCTGCCTACTTGGGAATAGTCCGTCCCAGTTATATAGCAAAGAGCCTTTGTCACATCGTCCAACTTATTGGAGAAGCCTCCGTAATCCAGCTTGACATACGGTTCGGGATTGTGGCAATAATCATAACCCTTGCACACATGCGGAACGATGAACTTCCTGTTCACCATGTAGTTGGCGTTGGTCTTCCACTTCTCGCCCGCCGTGCTGTTCTCCGCCGAGAAGGAGCATATCAAGTCGAAAGCGTCCGACAACGCCGTCTTCATCCTCTGGCCGTTTGTCCCCACGATGACCTCAAGCATACGGTACACGTTCCTCATCGTGAACGGTATGTTGCTCTGCTGCTCGATGAACTTGTTGAGCTGCTGCCGCAAGGTCTCGGTGGAGTATTTCTCCATGTTGAGCTTGTTGAAGATTATGCGCCAGTAGTACTTTTGCAGCTCCTTCTTGTACTGGGCGTGCGTCACGGTGGTCTCGTGTCCTTGCGCCGTGACCGCCGTGAACTTTATGGGCGGGTAGCCATACTTCGAGTCATCTGCTTTCGCCGTCTCGTTTATCTTGTCTGCCATTTCCTTCACGGTGTCGAACATCTTGACTGCCGAGGCGTAGCGGTTTACGAGGTCTCGAACCACGTTGTACTCCATGAGTCCGGGCTGCGTGTTGCTGTTGTCGTCCTCGTCAAACTCCGAGAAGAAGTAGCCGTCGAACTCGTTATCGCCGCTGCCCTCCTTGTAGAGCTTGACGAGAGACACTTCGCAGCCAGTCCTCCGCTCCGCCGTCTTGAACGCATCGCCGAGGCTTTCGCTCCGTCCGTACAGTTCGATGAGTTCCTTCAGCCTGTCGTATTTTTGGTTCTTGTACCAGCTGCTGTGATAGAGGTTGTCCGAGTTGCACAACGCCGTTATCACGCACCCTGCGGGAGCTATTTCCCATGCGTGGATGATATGCTCCGCGCCGTGGCTGAACGGCGGGTTCATCACTATCTGGTTGACGTGGCTCACCTGCTCCGCCGTGACGGTGAGGAAGTCGTCGGCTATTATCTCGCACTTGCCGTCGAGCAGCCTCCGTATGTTCGGGTCGTTCTCGCAGGCTATGACCGCCGCTCCGTGACCTTTCAGCCAGTCCACGATGTTCCCTTTTCCGGCGGACGGCTCAAGTATCGTCTGCCCTACTGTTTCCTCGCCCATCATCATCTGTTCGATGACCTCATCGGGCGTGGGGTAGAAGTCGGGGTTGTCTGTAAAAAGTTTCATCTTAGTTATTATTTTGAATGTCGTATTTTCTTATTTGCTGTTTTTTTGGGGGGGGGGGAGCTCTTCTGTTGGCTGACTACCAAACACCAATGTCGCCGATATGGTCAAACAAACCCTCTTGCCTTTCCAACATGGCTATCGTATTGGCTAAATGCGTGTCGGACATTTCTTTTATTGGAATGTCCTTTCCTGCCTTCGTCGTCCATACGATATTTCCTCGCTCACGGTCTCGCAGAAACCATTCCATGTACAAGTCATTCAAATCCGCTTTCTTCATAGTTCCAACCTCCTTTTCGCCCATTCAACATCAATATAAGGTTTCCATCCGCTCACGTGGAGTTCTACGGCGGCTTCGTACAGAGTTTTCTTGCCGTTAAGGACATCCCTCCTCAAAGACTCAAATATGGTAGGTATCTCAATCATGTTACTTTTCTTTCAAGTCGTTCAAAACTTTTTCAACCTTTGCGTCGGTCATCCACATAGGCTCGTAGATGTAGTATTGCAGTTCCTCGTCTTTCACCTCGTAGGCTTCAACGGCATCGGGGAAGTGAGCCTTTGCCCACGTTTCTACTTGCTGTGGCGATAGCACCTTGTTCTCAAAGAACATCATAACTCCGCTGCCTGTCTCGAAATTGATAAATATGTTCATAACTATATCCTTTCTGTTATTTCGTTCAACTGTCCTGCGAACAACTCGTCTGCGGATATTTCTTGCTCCGTTGACGGGTCGTTCTTGTCATATCCGACTAACGCCAAACTCTCATACGTTTCGTTGTAGCCTATCGACTTGACAACGATGTCGCACGGCTCATCATAGAGATAGCCTGCCACTACAAGATGTTCATCGTCATCAAAATCTCTGACTTTCTTTCCTCCATTCTTCTCGCTGTAAGCCTTCAAAGCTGCCAAACATTCTTCTTGCTCACGCTTTTTCAAGTCTTTCTCGCGGTCGTAAGGAGTGCCTAAGCGCAACCTTTCATCGCAGGCTTGATGTACTTCCTTTCTGTCACCCTTGTGGGTGGCATAGCGGTGGTATTCGATTGGAACATACTCCGCATTTGGCACTGCCATCCAAGAATAGATGTCGGGGTCGCCATAGCCGTGTTCCTTGAGGAATGGATAAACGCTGTCATCGTTAATAATCTCGTCTTCAACGTCAAGGTATATCACCTTTGCGTTTTTGCTGTCTAATATTACTATCTTCATATTCTATTAATTGAACCAAAACTCATCTTCTTCAATTCCGGCCGAAACAAGGAGTTCCGTAACCTCTGCCTCCAACTGCTCTTCGTCCATCAGACCGTCTTCGTCTGAAGCCAGTTCGTATGCGTTGGAGGATGTCTGTATGAGATACTGGAAGAGTCCTTTGTTGTCTTCCAAAGCCTCATTCGCTTTGCTTGCGTATCTCAAGCTGATTTCTAATTCTTTCATTCCTGTGGGTTTTTGAATTAATGCGTTATCTTATTTGCTGATACAAAGATACTAACATTTTATCAAATGAGCAATTTTAAGAAGAAAAAAGTTAGTCCTAAAATGTTAAAATTATCACATTTGCTATCATTACGACATTTTTGAGCTACCTTTGTCGAAAACTAAAAATAGGTACCCATATGAAGAGGCATTACGATATACCACATTTGCCATTACCCTATGATCTCGAAACAAAATCTGTGCTAAAACAACTGAACCGAGCAAACAAGAGTTTGGCAGAGTTAAAAGGTGTCGCAGCGACAATTCCCAACGAGCAGATTCTTATAAGCACTCTTACTCTTCAAGAGGCAAAAGACAGTTCCGAAGTGGAGAACATCGTCACGACACAAGATGACCTATACAAGGCCACCATGAACATACACCAAGATTTCATAAATGCTGCGACCAAGGAAGTATTGAACTATCGTGAAGCCATACAACATGGCTTTGCGTTGGTACGTAAAAACAAGATATTACGCCTTAACGATATTTGCGCGATACAAGAGCGATTGGAGTACAACCGTGCTGGGTTCCGCAAAGTGCCAGGCACTGCGTTGAAACGTAGTGACGGAGAGACGATTTATATCCCGCCTCAAGATGGAAACACGATAAAGGATTTTATGGAAAACCTTGAATTTTTCATCAATGATGCTTCGGTTTCTGACCTTGACCCATTAATAAAAATGGCAATCATACATCATCAATTTGAGAGCATACGCCCTTTCTATGACGGGAACGGACGTACAGGACGGATTATAAATGTGCTTTTTCTTGTTATGAATGACCTTCTTGACCTTCCAATATTGTATTTGAGCAGGTACATAACACAAAACAAAGGTGAATATTACCGTTTGATACAAGCTATACGCGATAAAAACACAGACAATGCCGCCGAATGGGAAGAATGGATTCTCTATATGCTTAAAGCTGTCGAGCAAACATCCATCGAGACCATTGGCATGGTGAAAGGCATTTCAAAACTAATGGGCGAGTATAAAGCCATTCTTCGTCCGATGTTTGACAAACGTTACAGACATGAACTCATAAACAACCTCTTTTTTCATCCATACACGAAAATAGAATTCCTTGAAAAGGATATGATGGTGGGAAGACAGACTGCCTCAAAGTATCTTGAGAGGATTGTGGATGCTGGGCTTTTGCAAAAGATGAAACTCGGACGTGAAAACTATTATGTCAACACAAAATTGATGAATCTATTTCTCAACCATACGGCACATGAGGGAAACGCGCCAACAATAGAATCCGTCACTTCTGTGGGATGAATATGTGTTAATGAAATCGGCTTTTCTTCGACATGTTTTCGGAACGTGTTAATGAAATCGGCTTTTCTTCGACATGTCCTGCCTAACAGGAACGGGGAATGCCCTTCGCACTCCCCGTTTTTTTTATTTGCATAGGAACGTTTTTTCTAAATCTCTTATTTTATTTGCATAGGAACGGCCTCGTTGACCTTAAATCTGGTTTCTTATTTGCATAGGGACGGCTTGCTAAAGCGGCTCGGATATTTGGCTTTGTTGGCTATCAGTGTTATATTAAAGCAGTTCAGTATCTCTATTCTGTGGCAGACCTTTTTGAAATGCTCTTCAGGGAAAGGCATCTCTTGGCACTGGAGCTGTGCGCAGAACAGGTAATCTTTCAGCACATCGGACAACAGCGGTATGAATTCGTCAAGAGGGACATAGGTGTCGAAGAACTCCTCAAGGGTGGGATAGGGATCGTCTTCCTCTTGTGGAACTTTCGTCTCCACCTGTATCGTGGCTTTCGATGGCTTCTGTTCCTTCGGGTTCTCCGGCACCTTCCATGTGACTGGGAGGGAAAGCACCCACTTGCGGTAACCGTCAGCCTTATTCTTGCGGCTCTCCGCTATGAGTGACAGGAAACCGTCAGAATCCACGAACTCATGCCCTGTTACCACTTTCGTTCTTTTCACGAAGAATTCCTTGGTAGCGCATTCGCTCTTCCTTACTATCTTCATGCCCTCTCTTTTCAAGAGGTCCAACCCACGGCAGACATCCGTCAAGCAGAACATCTTTCCGTGTTCCTTATCCACGGCGATGTTCAACTCTCCGAATCTTCCGTCGTAGAACTTTCTTACTTCTGGACTTTGTTTTACCATACTTTTTTCTCTTATTTGACACTACAAAGATAATAATTCCTTATCACTCCTGCAAGTTTATAACTATCTTATTTACAGATAGTTATGCGTGTGGAGGTTAAAAATTATCAAAATTTCCCATATATGAAAATCATTTGAAATACGCAATTTTTGGATATGCGGATGAAAATATGTAACTTTGCCAACGAAAGTTTTTAGTGGAATCTTGCACAAGCTGCATTGCCATGGCAGAAAGGGTGAGCATACCACAGGAACGTTACCGTTGGGCCATACAACGTGCGGGACTGACCGTGGAGGGCTACGAAGATAGTCATCCTGCGCTTGCTTTGTCTGAATGGATGACAGGAGAGAAATCCCCTACGGTGAAACAGCTTGAAACTTTCGCCAAAAGTGTGAACGTGCCTTTCGGATACCTTTTCTTGGAAAACGCACCAACAGAAAATGTACCATTCCCTGTGTTCCGTGGAGAAGCAGGGCGCAACGACCATTTCGACCTTAACGTGTATGACACTGTGAATGCGGTGCAGCAAAGGCAAGATTGGCTGGAAGACTATCTGACTGAAAATGAAATTGACACCAGCTCCATTGTGGGATGCGTTACCCCTCAGACACCTATAGGCGAAGCCGTTGAACTGTTGAGAAAAATCCTCGGATTGGAAGCAAGATGGGCTTTTGGACTGGCAAGCCCAGAAGCGGCCATAAGCAAAATGACGGAAGCAATGGAAGAGGCCGGCGTGTTTTTGGCATATAATGGCGTGGTTGGCAACAATACACACCGTCCGTTGAAAGTCAGTGAATGCAGGGGCTTTGCCCTTGTCAACGATGTCGCACCATACATTTTCGTAAATAGCGGTGATGCTCCGACAGCCCAGCTGTTCACTCTGATACATGAGGCTGCTCATTTGATGCTTGGTGTCAGCGCAGGGCATGCAGGAACGGACATAATATCCCATGACACCACGGAAATATATTGCGACATGGTGGCAGCGGAATTCTTGGTTCCCGCAGCGGAATTGCGAAAAGTATGGAATGGGGAATTGAAAAGTACCGCACGTAAGTTCTGCGTGAGCGAGATTGTGGTGGCGCGTAGGGCGCATGACTTGCATTTGATTACCGATGAAGTTTACAGGGCTTTTTGGCAGGAATACAGAAACAGGCCTCCATACAAGAGAAAAGCAGGGAATGGAGGCAGCTTTTATAGAACAAGCGTCAAACGTGTCGGACGGTTGTTTGCTATTCATATAAAGAATGCTGTGGGAAGCCGCCAGCTGTCTTACCTTGAGGCGTATAGGCTCACAGGACTCTACGGCAATACCTACACACACTTTATGAACAACAATATCTGAACACATCTATGGAATATTTATTTGACTCCAACATATTCATAAGGTCAAAAAACGAAATGCCCATGGAGATATGGCCGACATTTTGGACTCGAATCACAGAGCTTATCCGTGGCAGAAGAATTTTCACGAGCATAAAAGTCAAGGATGAGATAGACCGTGGAAAGGATGAATTGACTCAATGGATGAAAGACAACTCAACGGTAGGCTTTTACTGTAAAGTTGATGCAGATGTTCTCGCAAAATATTCAGAGGTGCAGAACTGGGCTAACAACACCCAACGTTACACCGCTGCCGCTCTACAAGATTTCGCAAATGTAGCTGACGCTTACCTTGTCGCAACCGCATCAGCGAAAGGGATGACATTAGTAACCTATGAGATATCAGACCCCGGTTGCAAGAAAAGAGTGAAAATACCCGATGCTTGTATCGCCCTTGGTGTTGAATGCTGTGATTTGAATACCGCTTTCCGTGTACTTGGCGTACGGATTTGACACTTCAAGATTTAAAAATACAAAGTAAAAGGTGGCTCAAAAAAGTCACCTTTTTAGTAGTGTGAAATATGGAGAAAATGCATATTTTACGTGTTAAATAATGTTTAAACGGGGGGGGTAAAATTAATGTTGTACCTTTGTATTTTGAAACAGATGTTACATACCTGTTAAGGCATATAAGAATATGTTTTCCCTTGTTATGACAAATAAAAGAAAATCTATCGTAAAGACATGGGGCAACTTGATAATACATAGGTCTCTTGTCCTAATATTGTTTGTGCTTCCTCTCAATGGGATGGCACAGGAAAGCTCCATCGACAAGCCAAAGTTTTTTCCGAAACTATTCGGATTGAATAAAAGTGTTGCCATCAGTGTCATGGGCTGCGCTGTTGACAACTTCGATTACGGCGCGGTTGGACTCAACGCCACCGTTTACGGCATTTATGTGGACTTCATGGGCTGGCCTCGCAAGAATGCCAAGAACGTAAAAACCACCGATTGGGAGGAGCTTTCAGTGTGGGCTACGCATATTGGTTACCAAATACCTTTTCATAAGTATTTGGACGGAAGCATAAGGATAACTCCTATGGTGGGCTATTACGCCAAGAAAGAGGGGGCTGTTATATATGATGACAAGACAGCCACCGCCACAACAGGGCATTTTGACTACGGAGCGGCATTGGTGTTCCAAAACAAGGACAGAAATATCGGCTCTTACACTTTCTCATTGGGTTGCACTCGTTATGCCGTATGGGCTGGCTTTGGCTTGGAGTTCCAATTATAATCATATAAAACATTTGCTATGACAAAGAAAAAAATCATTTGGTGGGGGATAGGAATATTCTTGGGAATGAGCTTCCTCGGTGCTATCCTTGACGAATACGACAAAGGTGGAGATGAAAAGCAAGCAGCTGTCAGCACTTATTATTTCACGGCAGACAGTTTGCTGGTTTTAAGCAGTGAAGACACTCTAACCATTGACGGAGGAAAGTTGGTATTGCATTCAAAAGACCAATGTTTAACAGCTTATTTCGAGCTTCACTTCACCGAGGAAATGTTTGTGACGCAGGACGGGATGGAACCAACCGTATCAGGAACTTCAAGCAACACTTATAGGTTGGCTTTTTCTGGCGACTACCTTGACAATGATTCACGCGTTATTTCATGGGGAAAACACTATGTATGCCGTTCCGCATATAAAGGTGCCGACAAGAACGTAATCTTGGAAATGCTGCGAAGACTTGAGAAGAAGAAAATGGAAGCAGAGTTTGAAGCCATGACATCTTATGATACAGAAAAGAAAATGAAATATCAAGCATGGGTAAGGTGTATTGCCGAAAAAGCCGTAGACCTCCCTGACCATATCGATAAGATAACCTTAACCGTTAATGTCCTTGACAATAAAGCCCGTCGTTATGAATTTATACCGTCTATGGGTGACACCTACAACACTCTGATTAATTTCATCTTTGGAGAGACCATTTATGAAACCAAATAAAACATTCATATTATGAGAAAATTTGCATTCCTTTTTATCGCGCTGTTCACCTGCTTGACCGTTCAAGGGCAGACTATAGAATTTGACGACTATTTGGATGACAGCATAAAGGTTTACTCCACGTCATCTGTAATCTGTCGGAGCTTAACAGACAAAATGGTTCTGTCCGTGTCTCTGACAAAATACACGTTTAGGAGCAGTCACGACTATTATACAATAAAGCTGACGGTCAATACTGGCGAACACTGCTCCATACCTAAAGGCGGTCGTGTACTCATAAAAACGGCTGATGATTCAGTCATTGAACTAAAATCCATTTCCGATGCCGAATCTGAAATAAGAACGGATATAGTAAGTGGCATCGCAATAAAAACGGTGCAGTTGGTTGGTGATTATGTCGTAAGTGAGACTGACTTGCAGAAGATGTTCAAGGGAGTGAAGAAAGTGCGAATGGAGATTCTTCCTACGAACTACGAAAAGGATTTCAAGAAAGACAAAATAGGAAAAGCCTTGCAAGCAGAATACAACCTGCTAAAAGACAAGGCTTTTAGCGAGCAACGAAAAAGCAATTTTTCCGAAGGGTTTTGACCGACCAACGATTATAAACACGGCAAGCGACCCACAGACTAAAACAATGTCTGTTGGGTCGCTTCACTTTTTATGCGTTCAATAGCCACATTATAGAATTTCTCCAGCTTCTCTATCCCGATGTACTTTCTTTCAAGCCGCATGGCCGCTATAGCTGTTGTTCCAGAGCCTAAGAAAGGGTCAAGTACCACATCGCCCTGCTTTGTGGATAGGTTGATTAGACGAGAGAACAACTCCACAGGCTTTTGTGTCGGATGCAACTTTCTCTTCACGCACGGGAAGTGCATCACCCTGTTGTAACACTCGTTGTCATCCACCTTGTTCAACGCCGTGCCGTTGTCATAGATACGGACAATGAACTCCACGTTCTGCGAGAAACGGCTTTTGCTGATAATGGTCAATGGTTTCTCCCAAAGCAAGAGAGAGAACTTGAAGCCATGCTCCTCCGCCCATAGCGCATAGATTGGTATCTGCGCTTCCGAACACATGATGTAAGCGTTCATCTTCTTCATCAGACGGACAGCCTTGTCAAGCCACTTGTAGATTTCATCCTTTGTGAAACCTGCTTTGATACGGCAGTCGCCTGTCTCATCCTCATAGTCATACAAGGCAGATTTCGACATTAGCTTCTTCGAGGTTTCCTTGTACATTTTCGTGCAGTTGGACTTCGTGAAATTATATGGTGGGTCTGTGAGTATAAGGCTGATGCTGTACGCTGGCAAATCGTCCATCACATCGAGGTTGTCACCAAAGTAAACCTCGCTCTTCTTTATCTCGTTGTAATGCTTCATAGTTTTACATTTTTCCTCATTCGGTCTATCAGCTTGTAAACTCCTCGCTCGGACATCCCGTATTTCTCGCTAAGATGATATATGATGTAGCCTATCTTGTGCCCCTTGGTCTTCATAGCCTTGTACTCTGTCACAAGCTCAAGGTGCATGACATCCTTCGGGTCTATGGCGTTTTCAGCCAGCACCTTCATCAAAGACTGGTTTAACTTCATGAGTTCATATCTTGTCATTGCGCGCTTTCTGCTTAAAGGTTATCCAGGCTCTGTATTATCTCCACCCTATGCTGTGTCTCGGTTATTTCCTCCACCGACACCACAGGACGTATGTTGATTGCCGCTTGCGTGAAACTGTCCGTCAAGTCATCCGCACGGAGGTTCGTGTCACGGTAGGCGTTGTTCACCGACACTGGCACGACCCCTGCCCCGACATTGTTCATCGCCACAAGAAGAGGCTCGAACAGCTTCGTTGCTTTCGCCGTCATGACGAACTCACCGTTGGAGAGGTTCGCAGGAATGCTGTCGGATGTTCCACTGCCTGGTCCACTCACCCTTCCTCCTTCCGCGAAGTTCGCGGAATTCACTGTGGATATGGCTGTCGCCATATTGGTCATGACGGTTGCCACGGTCGTTGCGACTGCTGGAATACAGGCTGGCCATCCTACTGCTATTGCTTTTGCGACACCTGCGGAAATAGCCTTACCTGTATCTATGGCTATTTGTGCCAATGTCAATATCTTGCTCAACCTTGCAAAATTCTCATCGCTCTCACCTATGGCAGAAGTAAGCGATATGAGGCTGTTCGTTATTGCCTTTGAAGCATTGAGATGGGCTTTCTCGTTTTTAATTTCAGCATCACGGAGAGCTTTCTTCGAGTCAACCATATTTCCATATGCCTGCAATCGGCGGCTGTTGTACGATTCCTCCGTCTCTCCCACGAGCTGACCTTGTGCTACAATGGAATTGTAGTATTCCTCTGCCGCCTGTTGTTTGGCTGCGAGAATGTCCATTTCCCCTTGCTCAACAATCTCAAGATTGAGCATTTGGAAACCTTCTTGCTGGTTTAGATAAATTTCAGCATCTTCTTCGGTCTTCCCCATACGCTGCAACTCCTCTTCGGTCTGCCGTATTTCCATCTCGCTTATTTGGTTCTGCCATGCCTGCTGACGAAGGTCTGCGAGATTCTGTTGGTACTGCTGCTCCAATTCGAGCTGTTGCTGACGGTGCGCCTCCTGCAAGTTCGCCCTGCGCTCAAGGAACGCTGACTCTATCTCCAGCTGGTGCTCCTTTGCCGACTGCGCCTGCTCGCTCTCTGCTCCATACTGGGCTATGGCCGCTTGCAGCCTTTGCTGCGCATCGTTCATTTGAACACGCTCCTCTTCTTTCAAGGCTTGTTCGTCAAGAATGAGTTGCTGGTCGTTCTGCTCTTTCTTTATTCTCAGCTCGTCCTCCGAGCCTTTTTTCGCGATGGAAAGACGGGAGGACAGCAATTTCTGCTTTTGCTCAACATCACGCTTCAGCTCTTCTTCTGACAGTTTCTCCAGTTCCTGCTGCAATTTCTGCTCCTTGTTGATGATGGCCTGCCGTATTGCCTCCTTTGCCTCCTCGCTCAGACTCTTCTCGGTGGCAAGGCGCACTTTCAGCCTGCGTATCTCATCGTTGTATTGCTTTTCAATCTGCATACGGCGTTTCTGCGCTGTGTCTTCCATGAGGTCAAGCATGGACTGCTCCGCTTCCTGCATGGCTTTCAGCTCTGCCTCAGCTTTCTTCTTGGCGGCTTTCTCCGCTTTTGCATCTGAAGTGCTGCCAGTGCCGCCGCTTACACCGGTCTCTGGCGATTCGCTTACGCTTTCTTCTGTTGTTACGGTTTGTGCAGGAGCGGATTTAGGTGTACTTTTTTGCTTTTTTTGTTTGGATTGCGACTTGCTCGTGTTTCCTATATTGGAGACACTTTCGCTGCCGCCAAAGGCTTTGCTGCTGGCTGTTTCCTCCGCAGCATTCTTTATATTGCTGACAGCTTTTTTCGTATTGTCCACAATCTCTGTTGTAGCGTTCTTCGCATTGGATGTAGTATCTTTCCAAAAGTTCGTCACAGCAGTGCCAACTTGCCCTATGCCTCTCTTGACATTATCCCAGTTAAGGGTGAACAGCCCTTCCAATGCTGTCGCCACACCTCCGACAATTGAGATAAGACCTTTGAATAAAGCCGCTATCTGTTTCAGCCCAGTTTTAAAGATAGTCCATACGGTCTTGAACACCACGCCCAAGATGTTCATATTGGTTTTCAATCCGAGCAACGCCACTTGCATGAGACGACTGTTCTCCGTGAAGTCCTTGAACCATCCCACTACACTGCTTACGGCGTTTACAAGCATGTTCAGTCCTTTCTTGATGAACCCTGTAACGGCAGATGTTATCTTTCCAAAGGTGCTGTCCGATGACGTGTCAATGAAGCTGAACAGCTTTTGTATGGCCTCGAAAGCGAGCATGATGACGGCAGTGAACACAAAGCCTTTGAGTGCTGTCTTTGACGCTGTTACAAATCCTTTTACCGCCACGCTGCAAGCTGTCATCGCGCTCTTCCATGTGGATGCAGAATTCAACGCTGCGGCTTTCTCCCACGTCTGTATCTCAGCTGTCTTCGCCTTTACAAGAGCCTTTTCCGTATTGGCGAGTTCCCTCTTGTTGGCAAGCAGCCTCGCCTCTATCATCTTGCGCTCCGTTCCGCTTGCGTTCTCTATGGCAACGGTTTGGGACGCCACGGTCTTGCGCAAGGTTATCTCTTGCTGCTGCAATGTCTTGACTGTGGCACTCGCCGCCTCCGCATTGGTAACGGCCGAGTTCCTTATCGTGGTAAAAGACGCTTGCGCCTGGCTTACCAGTTTTGCGAAGCTGACCGAGGCGAGCAAGGACACAATGAAATTGGAAACTTCAGGCAAGTGTTCCTCAAGCCAGCGCACTAATTCTGTCAACCCTTCCATAGGGGCAATAAGCGCCCCACTGTTGCTCTCTCCTAACGATATTTTAAACGACTCCCAAGCAGATGAAAGTGTGAATAAAGATTGCGACACATCCGTATAAGACTGGTTGAACATCCTTTCTGTCGTTCCTTGCGACTCTTGCAAAACGCCAAGTTTCCCTGACAATTGGTCTATATTATTCACGAGAGCCATAACCTGCGGTGTAGCCCTGCGTCCGAACACATCGGCGAGTTTGTTTGCGGAGTCTGATGCCTCCATAATGCCGCTTGCTTTCAGCTTTTGCAAAGTCTTTGTCAGTCCATCTGCTTCAAGTGAGCTTTGGCTGATGTCTATGCCGAACTCCTTGAACACCTTTTGTTGTTTCGCCGTGGATGTTGAAAGACCGAGAATAACCATACGCAGTGCCGTGCCTGCATCTGCCCCTCTGATACCCACATCCGCAAGAACACCCAACGCTGCGTTAACCTCCTCTATCGGCTGCTTTAACGCATGTCCGAATGGTGCCGCATTTTTCAGCGCCTCCCCAAGCTCCACCACGTTTGTCGCAGAACTTGCCGCTGTCTTTGACAGTACGTCATTGGCGTGTTCCATTTCCTCCTCGCTGATAGGCATGTCAAAGCCACGCATTGTCCTTATCATAAGGTCTGCCGCCGTGTCAAGGTCTACTGTGTTTGCTTGTGCTAATTGCAAAGTCTTCGACAATGCCGCCGTTGCTTCTTCTGCATTAAAACCGCCTCGTGCAAGTGTTTCCATAGCCGCAGCCGCATCAGTGGCGTGATAGATGGTTTCACGTCCCATTTTCCTCGCCTCATCGGTCATCTTTTTCATATCCTCCGCAGATGCGTTGGTGACAGCCTGCACACGTGCCATGCCATCGCCAAACTCCCTTGACACATTCAGCACATCCTTGCCGAAGTCGAGCGCACTTCCCACACCAGCAGCCGCAAGGAGCGTCTTGCCAACATCCTGTATCTTCACTTTTACCGTCTCAAGTCCAGATGTGGCTTCTTGGTAGTTGCCCACATTACGGTAGAAGCGCAACGTGGACTCTTCCGCGCCTTTCAGCTCCTTTGTTATCTCATTGATATGGCTGCGCAGCTCCATTCCGCTCGCAGACTCACGCTCCGCGCGGCTCATTGCATCGAAAGCGGCCGTGGCGTTGGAAAGCTCCGCACGGAGCTGTTTGAGACTGCCTTCCTGTTCTTGCTGCGCCTTTATCTGATTATTGACTTGGTTCTGCAATGTTCGCATGGCCTCGTTGTTCTGACGGATATACACTGTGCTGGACGCCATGCTTTGATCATACTCCTGCTGCGTTATCTTGCCGTCTTTCAAGTCCTTTTTCAAATCCTTTTGGATTTTCTGCGCTTCAGCTATCGCTGTGCGGTATTTGGCTATCCCATCCACCGCATCTTTGTAGCGCACTTGAATGTCTATTATCTTAACCTTTGTGTCTGACATATTATGTACTTTTACTTGCTTTGTTAGAAATTTCGGAACGGTCTTACGTAAGAAAGAACATCACCTCTTCCTTCTATCTGAAATTTCAAATAGCCACCTGATGAATAATAATAAACCCGACGCGCTTTTAGATTGTCTGTGCATCCTGTGGAAACCCACCAAACTTTTGACAGTTTTTCTCCACCGATGGCTGTCAACAATTTATTTATCATTCCAAGATAGGTATTTACCACAGTCCATTCACCATAGGATGCAAGATAACCTTTTTCTCCTGATGGGAAAGTGTATGCGTTGGCAATTGCAGCTGCGCTATAAGGAGATTCTGTAAAACCAGCTGTTGGTTCTGTTATAGCAGCTATGATTTTCAGAGTATTCCCTTCACCATCAAAGTCAGACTCATCTGTAGGCAATCCCGATATTTCAATAGATTTGCCACCAAATCCATACGCTGTGCCGTTGGCATCTTCTTTCGCAATGACAAACCGATGAGTTCCATCGGAGACAGCGATACCTTCCACGTCATTTAAGGATAGCCCCGAATTCTCGTATTCGCTTTGACTATAGAAAAAGCCGTTACAATCAGCTATTAATACATTTTCTTCATCCAATTTATCTGTATTCCATGCTCCAATATATACCGCTATAACAGTAACCGTCCTCGTAATCTGAACACCGTTATACTCCGCTACGACGGTAATATCCGCCGTTTCATCTGAGGTAATTCCTTCTACCGAAATACGGAAAACAGGTATGCCGTTATATTTAGTACATTCAACAGAAACAGAACTATTTGTGGAAGATGCTCTTATCGTTGTGGCTGTTTTCCCCGTCTGTGAAATTACAGGACACAACTCGAAACTTCCTGAGCCGTTGACCGCATCAAAATCGTAGAAATCTCCATCTGTCCCGCTCATGCGATTTTTATAGAGGAGCAGAGACATTTTATAGAGCGATATATCTTTTCCTTTTGTGAATGACGTTCCATCTGCAAGCATTACTTTAACTGTTATCGTGATGCTGCTATCAGATTCTGGGACTGAGTCCGCCTTCAATGTAAATCCGTTTATACTAATATCTGACACATTAAGCACAGGCGTACTTTCAGGTGTCGTAACCTCGACTGATGCCGCTTCTACATCTGCATGTGCTGGAGAATAAGAAAGTGTATATGTATGCTCTACACAATCACCTATTTTCGTGTCTCCGCTGATAGTCACATCTTTTACTTTTGTTGTCTCGTCTCCGTCATGCTCATCGCCGAAATCGTCCGTTATCACACTTTTGTCTACCGCCGACACGAACCAGTACACTTTCTTGCGTAATTTCATCACGACATCTCCCTCTTCGTTGACAATATCTGCGATAAACTTGAACACATGATACTGCCCAGCTTCGCTTTTCGTGAATGTCAGCGTGGTGTTTTCCGTAATTCGCTCATCATCATAGTAGGTGCGGAGATTCACGGATAACTTCGCAGTTGACACTGTTTCTGTACCAACCAATTTCTTCACCGTGTAACTGATTGCATTGTAAATGCTGCAATCCAGCGTATAGCTGTCGCCACTTAAATAATCAAAATCTTCAGGACATGCGAACTTTGATACATATCCACCGTCAAGCGGCAATGTCAAAGTGTTGCCATTCGTTAGCCATGTCTCGTTTTGGTTGTTGACGAATATGTCGTACACTATAGGACATTTATTTGTCGTGTATGTCCTTGACAGGTTGAGCTTGAAATAAATAAGGACACCCAGTGATACGCTGTACCTTGTATCCGCATCGCCGTATTCTTCCTTGCTTACGAATATAGGAGAAGTCCAGCTTCGGTATTCAACGATTTCTCCGTACTGGTTGCGGATGGGTATCTCTATTTTAACCGTGTGCCAGCTTTCGTCGCCGCTCTTTATGGACTTGTACTCATCACTGCCCCATGCACTTCCATCGTAATAGATGTTCGCCTCGCTACGTACAACACTCGTCTTCTCTCCGCTATCAGGGTCTGTGTATGTGAACCTGTACTGTCCTACGGCAGTGGCATAGATGCGAAGGACAGGGTCTGACGTGCTGTCTGCCGTGACGGCATATATTCCTGTACTGCCGAAATCAACGCGTCGACCCATGTATTTCTCCCAGTCATCGTCTTTTGTGCTTTTTACATAGACGCTTGACGTGTCATTGCTCCCTGCATCGAATGTTACGTAGCCGGAGGACAGCAATTCCACCTCATACGAAAGGTCTATGCTGTTGAGGCTGTCCTTCACGCGTGGCAGCTTGACAAGCTCTACCGTGCAGATGCCGTTCTTATCCCGTTGGATAGTTGACACCGCGAAGTACGAGTTGTACTTGTCAAGATACACCGGCATTGACTCGTCAAAGTCACGGAGGTCTATCTCGTTAAGCAGGAACTTCTCTTTCACCAAAACGTAGTTGTCAAGTATTGACTGCAAATAGCCAAACAGCCTCTTACGCATATCATTGTCATCAAACGGGGAGAATATATCCATGCGGTGGTGGAACTGCGCAATGTCGGCCATGCCAGGACGCTCCGCGCTGACATCCTCAAAACTCGAATCAAGCGCACGGTACACCATTATCCCATAGATTGGATACGTGCTGTCTGTCAAACTCTTGTCTCCCTCCCACACCTTGCAGGTATTCCCCGTTTTTATCAGCGGGTAACGCTTGTTCTGTGTGTAAGCAGGATAGAAAGGCGACTTGTACACGGATGCCTCTTCATCCAGCGTATCGTCCTCTATTGTCAGAGTGCCGTAGCCGTCACCGTATTGGTCAAGCTCTTCCGCAATTTCGTCCTCCGTCTTCTCACGGTTGCTGGAAGCCATCTCAAAATAGTTGTTCCTTGCGAAGCTGCTGTTATGGAATTTCGTCGATGAGGCCATATCTCCGTTTGAGGAAAGCAACTTGTCTGACCAGTCAAGAGCCTCGCCGTCATTCATGCGGTCTCGCAATTGGTTGTAATACATAGCGGAGATGGTCTTGCCGTCTCGCTCCACCCTCGGCATCGCTCCGTTCATGTAGAACATCGCCTTCATGAAATTGAAAACGGAAATGTCTGGCAGGCTCTCCGTCACCGTCATTGACACAGGCAACGTTTTCACCTCCACAGAGGGCGCAAGCTCGGATATGACCAATCCCTCTAAATACAAGTCACCTTCATTGAGGTCAAGGTACTCCTCCTCTTCCGAGGTCTCTGTGCCGTCATCGTCCACAGTGGTCACCGTCTTTGTCTTCTTATGGTCGTCAGGGATATACGGCAGCAAGACATACGCCTCCAGTTCCTCCTCATCATTGGCATCTACCTCTATCTTTCGTGCGGTTACGGTCTGCCCGAAGTCGAAATGGCATACATACGTTCCTGTCGCCTCATCGTATGAGGGAACATCCGTAGATTGGAACCCCACGTCGCTGTCTATGTCCTTCTCCGTCACAGCCTCCGGCTCATTACTGTCAGAAGTCTTAGCCGCAAGACAAATCCACATATATCCACTTACATCCACCCTTCCTGCGTCAACAGCGTCCTTGTTTATGTGAAGTACACATGAACCCTTCAGCGTGAAAGCGCACCTTGTGAAGAAGCCTACTATGCCGATATTCGAGCCTGCATCTCCTCCTTGCATGGAATACACATGATAATATGTCGTGTCCTCCGAACATTTCGCCTCTGTAGTCCATGCCTTGCCCTGCTCCTGCGTGAAGCTGTCAACAACTTGCTCTACGCCAGTGTATGTCCTCGTTCCCCATTTAAACGACACGTCATACCCTTGCTTTCGCGTGATTTCTGCTCGCTCACCCTTTTTCTTGTTGAACAAAGACAACCCTGTGTCATGCTGGTAACAGTAAACAGGTTTCAGGTACTTGTTTCCGTTGAACTTTTCAAGAACAGGCAATCCTATAGCCATAATCTTAGGTTCCATGTATGTAGCCTGCAACTGCTCGCTGTCTTGATTCGTAAGGCTGGTGTATTCTCCTTCCGTGACACCCCAGTGCAACAGGTATAATGGGTTTGAAGTGCTTCCCGAACCTCCTACAGCCACATCCCATTTCTGCGTGTATTCGAGACTTCTGTATTTCATGGCATGGTTGTTCCCCGTGCCATAAATGCCGCTTATTTTATACTCTTCGTCACTGCTTGCGCAATCAACAAGAGGTATTACGCCATTGGATATATAGTCGTCATACACCCTTTTGCCGTAATAGTTGGCGTTGTTAAGATAGCCCTTCGGCTTCATCCCCATGCCTGCGGACATCAATGTTCCGATATTGAACTTGACACCGAATGTGTCGTTTATCATCTGTATAAGCCTATATACAGGAACGCATGGCTTCGGCGGCGTGTCTTCCTCGTGCGGCACACCTGCGTCATAGTCGGGATAAACGACATCATCCGCATTCGATATGCCTGCGTCCGTCCCACCGTAGGTCTCGCCACCACCCCATGTGATCCTGCCGAGCGAGCCAAGGTCTGTAAGTTTCTTGTCGCTCTCTTTCAACGTCTCGAAAGCCTTGAGGACTTTCCATGTCATAACGCACGAAAAGGTTGTCGTCATCTCACTGACATACAGATTGGCGTTGGGGCAAAGACAGATGCCATTTATATAAAACTCGGCCCTTACCACCTTACGCACCAACCCATTTCCGTGGCGTATGTCATCCGCAAGCTCAAGGGCGTGGCGGTTGCCGGCTGTCATGGGCAGCTTGAATGTGTAGGAGTATGAGCAAGTCAGCTTTGAGAGGTCTTTGAAGATGTTCGACACCCACTTCAACGTGATGTCGCTTGACGCGCCCAAATCCAATTGCCGCCGCTCTCCATTGGAGTTTATGATATATAACTCTTCTTTCATGATTTCTTATTCAATCCTTTACGTTTCAGATTGTCTGCGTAGATGATTACCGCACACAGAACAAGCCTTATCACAAAGTAAGCGATAAGGAACAAAATCGACACACTCGCTGCTATAACAAACACCGTTTTCATATCCTCGCCAAATATGTATAGTTAAACCATTGCTTCACAATATCCATGCCGACACGCTTCGCTCTGACATAGACATCGGAAGTCTTTCTGTTAATTTCAATCACCCTTCCGAGTTCGCCCGTCTGGATAATCACGCATTCGTCACCAATCTTCAGCTTCTTAAATTCGTCATACACCATAATCAGAGCGTTTGCGTCGGTGTTTGCTGCATCGACAAGGTTATCTCGTAATCCGTCAGCCGCAAGTCTGCGGCCATCTTCGTTGTTCCTGCGTCAAGGCTGACGGGCTGCCATAGCTCGTTGCCGTCAAAGTCCTTGCCAATATACATCTCGATATAGGGCGACTTGTAGATTGTCTCGACATAAGCGAGGATTTCATCTGGCAGGTTGGTGGCGCAGCAAGTTATGGTGTCCGTGTTCTCCACCGTGAGATAGCGTGACGCTCTGTAATAAACGCCGTTATGCGAGAACTCCGCGTCAACTTCCGTGCTGCTCATCTTGTTCTTGCTTTGCCTCTCGCCTTTCACGAAAAGGTAATACTGCCAGAAGCCGTACTGGTCTATCCAGCGGAGGTATATGCCCGCCGTGTCCTCGCAGACTGTCAGCCTCACTATGTAGGCGAGCTGCGAAAGCTCCTCAAACACGATGTCAAAGTTCGCGTCAAAGGCGTTGCTTGTGGCGTCCTTTCTCATCACCACGAAAACAAGCTCCTTTTTGGCACTCGGACATACAGTGTTAACATCATACTCAATGATGCCCACATCGTCATCGGTCGTGTCAATATCAATCTTGTTTTGGCTGTCATAGACCGCATACATCTGATGCTCGTTAGACTCGCGGAACAGCGACACCTTGAAAGGGAAATTCTTGAACCACACGACCCTCCTCTCCTGCCTTGGCTCGGAAGCGCGTCCATAGGCGAACGGAAGATAATAACCATAGCGTTTGCCAAGTTCCAGTGCGCCCCACACCACGAGGAAATCGGCGGTTGCCAATGCCTCGTCATTTTCCGTGCTGACTGTAAGGGTAACCGATTCTGACCGTGTGGCGACATAATCATCGAAGAGGACTTGCAGTATCTTTGATATGTAGCATTTCGCCGAGCCTTGATACAAAGCCACCTCAATGGTATACTTCGTCTCGCCATAGCTTACGGAGAGCTGCAACGCCGCAACACCCTCTTCAACGCTTATCTCAATATAGTTCGGGTTAAACGCATAAACCACATGGTCGGGAATCACGACCATTCCCGATATACCCAAAGTGTCGTTGTCTATTTCAATCTTCCGCATCGTCTTTATCGTTTATTTCGTCCACTTTCATCTCGAACAGCCCCATGGTCTCATCCGACATCTTCTCCACTTCCTCCTCTACAAGAGAGTCGTATATGTCGTTATATCCTTTGTCCCTGTATAGTTTGGTGCCTTTCTGCATAATGCTCCTCGCTATAAGGTAACTTAGGCTGTTCAGCCTTGTATCGGGAGAAGCCTTTGGCGAGCCTACACCGCTGTAGCTGATGCCTTTGCGCACTATCCAATCCTTTATGACCGACGTAAAATCGCGAGGCACACCGCCTGGTCCTCTTCCTTGTTGCATGACCGCCCAGTTGGGAGAGCCGAGGATTGTGCCTGTGACATTCTCTCCCTCCGTCACCTCGACCTCAAGCGAAGCGACAGAACGCCCTGATGCGGAACGGTGCAGACGGGTCATATTCATGGCCATACCCGCCTGCACCACTTTCAAATGGCTGAGAATAATATCCTTCACGGTCTCCATTCTTGCTATTCCGTTTCTTCATCAGTTATCTCATCCTCTGTACGCACCTCGTCCTCGCATATTATCACGCCTTCCTCCTCTATGAGCGGCGGCGTGATGACAATGCCTGTCACGTTGTGGTCAAGATGGTCGTACAACACCCTATAGTCTATGTTCCCCTCTATTGTTTCGAACAGCCCGCTTGCGTTGAGAGCCTTCACGAACCTTATGCAGAGCCTTTTCATCCGCTCGATGATGTCATCGTTGTCCTCCCCGTCAAAGTCGAACTCCGTGGATGCGAGAAACGCTATCTGGCTTAACGGCTTGTCCTTGACACGCGCCCATCCGAAATCAAGCACACCGGACGGAGGCAGTATGTACACGACCGTGGGCTTCACAATATCGTCTATGGCGACATTCGCTTGCGCCCAGTTCATGAAAAGGTATTCCACATCCGCATCCATGCTTTCAACGATGGAGCGTATCTTCTTCTCCACCGTTCCGTGCTTCTCTATGTTCTTCAGCGTTGCCATTACTTTATGCCGTTATAATATTTGCCTGCCTTGCAGGTCAGTTTCTGTCTTCTGTTGCGTGGTCCATAGCTGACATGAATCCAGTCTGGATGACCTTTGCCGTCAACGTATTCGCTGACGAGCTGGTCGAAAGGCAGTCCCAAGTCTATCAAGCAGTGCAGCAGTTTGTAGTTGTCTTCGGGATTGTCAGACACCGTCCTGATGTCAGCCGCCTGCCCCATACAGTGCTGGCTTGACGCTGCGCCGCCAATGGCCTTGTTCAGCTTCTCGCTTCGGAAACCGCTCGTTATGATAATGGGTGCTCCCCATCCCTCACGCAAAGGGTCAAGAATGTTCTCCACCAATTCTTTCAAGCAGGCGCATTGCTCCCTGTTCGGAACATTATTTATTCCGAGCCGTCTTGCCGTAGCGCTCTTCAGAAGCTCATTCATGGTAAAATACTTCATGTCATTTCTTGTTTTTGGGTCTGTATTGCTGCGAGAGCTTCCTCTCGTAATCGTTGCGCAGACAGTCGTTCTTCATGCACTGGAAGATGCGCACCCACGCCACGGAACGCACCTCGTTCTGGTTCGTTATGCCCATGCGCCTCGCATACCAGTCGAGGATGCCGAAACTGCCGAAATCCAAGTCGCGGACACCCGCCGCAATCTCCTCCTTAGAGTAGTGCACCTTCACGCTCTTGAATATCTCGTTTATGCGCCGCAGCTCTGTCGTTATGAAATTGGCGAAGCCGAAAACGCTGTTGACATCCTCTTTTAGGAAGTCCGCATATCCCACTCCCAGCAGTATCTCCGCACATGCGAAAGCGGGGTCATCGCCTTTCGTCGCGTTGCTCAAGTCATCAAGCGCACCGTATGAAAGAGTGTTCAGGTCTTTCGGGACATCCTTTCCACACAATGTATCCGGACGCGGCTGTTCGTGAAGTCTTCCCAGCAAGTCATCCTGCACGGCTTTGTCACTGTACCCTATGAGCAAGAGGAAATCCTTATACGGACAGGCATCACGGAACGCTGTCCGTTTCCTGTGTCTCTTTCCCATTGTAAAATTAGCTTTATTTGAATGGTTCTCGTCTTATTCGCATACTGTCTTACTGAACACAGATGTTCAGCAAACTCAAGATACGCCACCTCTCTGGGTCTTTTCTTCCTTGACTTTTTCTTTCGCCTCCATATAGTCTGAATGGAACATGAAGTCTTTTTTCGGAACGAGGGCGAGGTGAAGGTACTCAATCAGTTTCTCTATGTACTGGTATTTCAGCCCTCTCTGCCCATTTAGGAAAGAGGACAGGCTCGTCGGCAGTACGCCGCACTCCGTCGCCACACTCCTCACTTTCAGCTCTCTCCTGCCGATTTCCATCTTTATCTTCTCTCTGAACATATCCGTCTCTTTTTTTATTGTTGTTCGTCTTTCCTCACGAGGCGCAAGCCGAGATACATGCACAGCTTTTCCAAGTCCTCGAAAGGAATAGTCCTTTTGCCTTTCAGATAAGCGGAGAAATTGGACTCCGCGATTCCCAAGTCATTGCAGACAGCCCTGCTTCTGACTCCTAACTCTTTCATCCTTAGGATGATTTTCTCCCTAATTGTTATTGCCATATTTCTTATGTTCGTTTAATCTTCGTTGCTTCTGATTTGCACCTTCACTTGCGGACCTGTCGTCGCCTTGCCCCTGCGGAAATACATCGACATCATCAATGCGTCTATGTAGTCGGGCGAATGTCCGAGTATCGCTTTCATGACCTCCTTTTTGATGATGGACTTCTTTCCTGTGTCATTGTCAATGGAAGCTTGCTTCAACGCGCCCAGCTCATCTTGTATCCGCTCCCTCTGTTCCGCTGTGCAGACAATCCGTATCTTACGGTTGTTAATCATTTCCGCAAGCTTGAAGTAGCACTCAGCCCGCAGGTTCTGGTAACGTGGGTCTTTGGGCGTAGCCCCTCCATGGAACTCCTTTATGCCGTTGAGGTAGCTTTCAAGGAAAGACCCTATGCCGTCAGCGTCGACTATTGTCAGCGAGCGCGGTATCTTCTCCCTTATCATCAGCTCCTTCAACGTCTTCTCAACCTCACTGCCCGGAGAGTACTCCATATCCACAGCTATGGTCGCCACGTTCCCTTGCCATGTCACCGCCACGAAACGGTCGTGTCCTTTGCCCGCTATGTCGGCGGAACAGCTTCTCCCTCCTGTCGGCAGGACATGCTCGTTGTGGAACACATCGCTTATGGCGTCGAAGTCACAGAGCGTCGCAGGGTCGTCATCATACTCGAAATTGCCGAAGTAGAGACGTTGCACCGTTATGCGGTCAGCACGGAGCAGATTCTCTATATACGCCCTGTCCACATGGGGATTGTCCTCCGGCAGAGACTTTATGAACCTGCGGTACGGCTTTATCGTGCCGTTCTTGGCTGGCTTCACGAAATCGTTGTATATCCAGTTCCGCCTTGGGTTGCAAGTGTACAAGGCTTTCGGTATCGTGTGCCATGACGTGCCGTCTGCCCTTTTCCCATTCAACAAGGAGAAGCGTCCCTTGCACACCGAAATGGCTTTCTCGCTCACCTGCTGCGCCTCGTCCACGAACAAGTCCGTTATGCCTAATGAGCCGAGACGGTCAAATTCAGGGTCTCTCGGCATAAACTTCAAGTCTCTAAAGTATATCACGCTCCCATTGTTGAACGTGGCGATAAGCCGGGAAGCATTGTATTCCACGGCAGATGTGTAATGGAGCATTGACAGCACCTCGAAGAATGTCACGATGGTAGTGTCTTTCATCTTGACGCTCTCCTCACGGCACACAAGCCCGACAGACCCGGGCATGTTTATCCTCCTCAAAATCTGCCACAGGCATCCGAGGAACGACTTGCCTCCACGTGCGCCGCCACCGTACAAGACCTCCGACACCTCCTCGTTGTCTTCGGAGAGGTATTCCAAGGCTCTTGCCTGCTTGTCAAAAATCTCGACCGTGACTTCCACACTTTGCTGCTCCTTTTGCGACCGTTAAATTTGTAAACACCGTCATCCTCTGTCCGTTGGCTTTCAACCGGCTTTCAGAGACTCCGACATGCGCTTTATTATAGTTTCTTTCGTGTCATCCACCGCTCCCGTGATGATTGATGATGTTGAACGCTCTTTCTGAATGATGTCATACATCCTCTCATCGAATGTGTCCTTGCCCAGCAGATAGACACACGTTACGGAGTTCTTTTGTCCGTTCCTGTGCGCCCTGCACTCACATTGGTCGCAGTCTGCGGCAGTCCACGGCATTTCAACGAAGAGGACATCGGTTGCGGCGGTCAAGGTAATCCCGACGCCTCCGCTCTGTATGTTGACAATGATGACGTTGCAGCCCTTCTCGTTTTGGAAGCGGTCTACTGCTTTTTGCTTCTGCTCCGGGCTGTCCGAGCCTGTCACCGTCGCGCTCCCCTTGAACTTGGAATGCAGCCTTGACGCAATGTTCTTGTGCGCGGTGAACACTATGACTTTTTTCTCTGCGGAGATATAGTCGTTGATCAGGTTCTTCGCCTCTTCCAGTTTACCCTCTGCCGATATTTGCCGCAGTACGCCGATTTTTATTATCGCCTCATTCATGGCTGCGGTCTTCAGCTTCTCGTCCGAAGTGCTTTTGTAACGTTTGAGATAGCTTATGAGGTCAGCCTCCGCGGCATCATATTCCTTGCGGTTTGTCAGCTCGCAGGAGTAGAACTGCCTCACTTTCTCGGGCAACTCTTTCAACACGAGCGATTTCTCCCTGCGGAAGTAGCAGGTTCGCCACAGCAGTGAGTTCAAGACCCCAAGCTCCTCGTCCGACACGCCGGACGTGCAGAACCTCTTCACAAAGCTCGCCGTTCCCCCGAAGTCATCCATGCGCCCCATGATTTTCAGTTGCTGCACCAAGTCCCTCACTCTCGTTACGACTGGAGTGCCAGTCAGCATGAACACATACTCCTTGTCCCTGCATATCGCCTCCAGATACTTGGAGTAGTGGCAGGTGGAGTTCTTCACCCTGTGGCTCTCGTCAATCACGACAGCCTTGAATATCGCGGTCCTGCGGTCAAGCACGAGGCTCCTGACAGTGACGCGCTTCCCTCTTACCTTGCGGATGAAGTATTTCTTCACGCTCTCGTAGTTCGTGATGAACACGTTGCATGTCCCTGTCTCGAACATCCTCTGCCAACTATCCTTGTTGGCGTTGTCAAGTATCACCGCATTCTTGCCGATGAACTTCATGAACTCCCGCTTCCACGTCATCTTCATTGCGGCAGGGCACACCACGAGGCACGGATAGGCTCTTGCGATGCTTACGGCGGCGATGGTCTCTGCGGTCTTGCCCAGCCCCATGTCATCGCCGTTGAACGTGCGCTTGTGTTCCACCATGTACTGAATGCCTTTCTTTTGGTAATCGTATGGTTCGAGCTTCATCTTGTATGGATGCGTGAGGTCGGGCATATGCTCCGCCCACACGTTGATGTCAGTCATTCCGTCTTGGTATATCACCTCATTGGCGATGCCACGGTAGCTGAAGTATTCTCCGAGCTGGTTGACGAAGAGAGCGTCAGACAGAGGGACGTCCCAACACTTGTCTGTCGCGTTATACGCTGCGGACGGCACTTTCCTTATGAAATGCAGCACCGCCGGGCTGTTGTCCGACATTATTTTGTAGCATTGTCGCGTCCGGCATATGTAAACGTTACTGCTCATTGTCCTTGCGTGGCGCACATACTATGTTGATTGACGTCGGCAATGGGTTCTCGATGTTCACGCTCGTCCTTTCCCCGAAGCCCTCGTCGCGTCCGAGCGTGGAAAGCAGGTAGCGGAGCATGTTCGCGTCCGGCTTCTCCACCCAGCCCTCCATCGTTCCCGTCTGCTTGTCTATCTTCGGCACTCCCATGGCCACAGCATAGGCGACATCAAGGCACTTGTCGAACACTCTCTTGCGCTCGTCCGTCAGCACCTCTTGAAACTCCGGGTCTGATTTCGTCCAGCCCCATACCGTCTGGCGCGTGACGTTTATCATCCTCGCCGCATTTGTGAGGTTGCCGCCAGACTTACGCATCAGCTCTCTAAACTCATCTAATGAAGGCTTCATGTCTTTTGTTTTTTAGAATAATGTTGGCTGCGGCGGCAGCTGGTATGCGCCTTCCTTGGCTATCATGTTGGCGAACCACCAGTTCCTACATGTGTTGAACAGCTGGTTCCGCGACTGTGGCAGAGTCCAGTCTATGTAATCCTTTGTTATCGGGAGCTGGCGCGCATTCGTTATGTGGCACTTGATGAACTCGTTGTCAAGGATTATCTCCGAGCCAGGACTCTCCGCGAACGCAAGGTGCAGGTTCTTCACCCATGTGAAGTTCTGCTCCACGCCGCAAAGGTAGTACCATCTCACGCCTTCCTCCAGTTTCAGGTCTTGCAGCCACCTCATGTAGCCGCGCACCCGTTTGTCGTTGTGTCCGAGAAGAGACCTCATGCAGTGGTTCGACAGGTCAACGCCGTATATGTAGCGCAGCCACAGAATCTTGTAGGTCTCCTTCATCTTCGCATATTTTATCTCTACCATCTTGCTTGTCTGGATTGATTATCAATTATACCGCAAAGATAATCATTTTTAATCATATCGGCAAATATATGAAATGAATTTTTATCGTGTCGGCAATTTCTATTATTTCAGACCATATAAAGCCTTGACCTCGTCTTGGCGGTTGTATGACTTGTTGTTCGGCAGCTTTAGATTGAATTCATAATCCACTGCCCATCGGTATTCCTCGTCTGATAGCTCCTTTGTCTTGAATGCTCCGAAGCCCCAGTAGCCGCCTTTGTGGTAGCGCATGAATGTCTGGAAACCGAAGCGCTCGATTATCTTATCTACGTTCTCTTGGGTGAGGAACTTTTGGAAGAACCACTGTCCCTCGCGCATTATGGACGTCAGTCCGTTCTCGTCAAAGAACTTCACTGTGATGTAGTCTGAAGAGTTGCGTTTGAGGTTAAGCTCCTTCTTCGCATATTCCATGGACCGCCCCGACGCATAGATGCGCCCTCCCATCTTTGTGAACAGGTTGAGGCACATGAACACCGCGTCTTCCGCTTCCTGCGTGTTCACGGAGTTCACCACCGCGTCGCAGATGGTCACATCGAACTTGCCGTTGGCTTTCACCGTGGCGATGAAGTGGTCTATCATCTCGTGGCCCTTCTCAATGGAAATCCCCTTCGTGTTGTGGTTGAAGAACTCCAGCCCTATGGCGTTCTTGAAATTGAGCTGCTTGCGGAGCTTTGTGATGAACATCGCCTTTCCGCAGCCAAAGTCAAGAATATGGATTTTCTTTCGGTCAACCTCATCGCTTGTAAGATACGGAACTATTTCCCTGTAAAGGACAGACCAGTCTATGCCCCCATGACGAGGCGGCTGCGCCAGACCCTGCACAAAGTCCTCACGTTCAATGTGCTCATAGTTGAACACGCCGTAGTCCTGCTTGAAGTAATAGTCGAACATCTGCCGATACTCCTCTCCGAGGAAGTATGCGTGAACCTTAAACCCCGTCGCTTTTGCCGCCTGCAGGTAGTTATTGCCGAATACCACCTCGTCCCCGATGACAATGGCGCAAAGAGCGTCGCCATAACGAACCATGAGCTGGCACATGTCCTTCACGACAGACGCAACGCTGTCCTTGATGTCGAAGTCCTCAATGGGAATGTCATCATAGAAAGTGCCTGTTGGTCTTGGCTTTAGGCAAACGCTATGCTCCTTCGGCTCAAGCTCAACGCCATTGTGTATCTGGTTGAACATCACTTCCGACTCTATGTCTATGCCGCTGACATAGTAGCATGGGGCTTCCTCCAGCCCGATGGCGGTCGCTGCTTTGGTGCGCTGGTGGCCAGCCACTATCGTCATGTTGTCCTTGTTCACGATTATCGGCAGTATGAAGCCCAACGTCTTGAGACTGCCCTGCAGCTCCTTGAACGCTGCCTCGCTTATTCTTCTCGGATTGTATGACGCGGGCTTGATGTCTTTGAATTTTACGATTTCCATATCTTATGTATTTTTATATTGGCAGCTCGTCCTCTGGGGCTTGTTCCACAATGGTTTCCACCCGCATCCCCTTCGCTTCAAGCAAAGACTTGACAAATCCGTAGTTCACACCCATTTGGTCGATGTAGTCATTGTAACGTTTGACAAGCACATCGTACTCCTCCTTTGTCGTTGAGCAGACGTTCTTCCCAAAAGTCAGCATATTGCACTTGATGGGTGTCGCCCCCTTTATCTTGGTCACCACATTCTCGTCCTCGTCAGGATTATAGAAAATGCTCTCGTCCATGCCGAAATTTATGAGGTTCACATCATCGTACAAGTGAAGCAGCTTGTCATAATCGAACTCCCCGTATTCTTGGTTGTCCTTGATGACAAGCTCTTTCTCCTCTTCCTCCGACAAATCCACCACGGTGACATCTGCCGTCGGATTCGCGGTCCACTCTTTCCAGTAGTCCACGACCTTCTCCCTCTGCGTCTCGGTCATTGACTGCCATTTCTCGTTCTCTTGGAGCACCACCATCCAGTCTATGGATGTTGTGTTGACTATTTCCTTTAGAACCGCAGTACGTTGGTTGCCTGCAAGGACAACGTTCTTCTTGTTCACGATGATGTCACGCACTCCGAGCATCTTTGGGAATAGCATGATGCTCTGCTGGAGTCTCAGTTTCTGTTCCGACGTGATTTTCCGTGGATTAATGGGGTTTATAACCAAATCAACAATATTCCTTTTCATGCTATGTCTGTCTTTTAGGATAATAAATAAGCGAGGAAACCGTCACTGTTTCCGTTGTTCTTCTCAAGGTATTCAGCGTAAGCCTTGCACAACGTCTCAAACTCGGCATTTGTCATCTGGCACTCCACGTACCCGCACTTGAAATGTTCCGGGAATTTCTTTGTGAGGTTGAGCTCTTTGTCGTTCATCTTGTCGTCATAATCATAGAGATTCCATGCGACACTGCCGGTGAAGTCGCTTATCGACTCACGGTCGAAGTTGTGCTTCAAGATGTCAACGTCATCCTCGCCATAATGCAGGTTGTCCTTCACAAGGAACTCCTTTTGCTCCTCTTCCGTGAAGTTTTCCGCACGGCGGACGCTCACCACCGGCTTCTTCTTGAACTTCCTCCAGAATTCCCGAAGCCCCTCCTTCTCCTCACTTGGCATAAGGCGGAACTTCTTTTGGTTAAAAAGGTAGTCCTCGATTTCGTCCTCGTCCATCTTGACGATTTTCCTCAATACCGACAGGCGCATGTTGCCGCCCAACACGATGTTGTCTTCGTTCACTATGAGTGGACGCGCTTCCATCATACCCGGAAAGACCAAAACGCTTTCCGTCAGCTTCCCCTCCATGAACTCGCTAAGAGTCCGTGGGTTCTCCGCATTCTCCTTCAGCTTGTTTATGTCAATTCTCTCATTCATGCCTGTAATTGTCTTTTTTCCTGCAAAGTTATCAAAATATTATGAAACACACAATATATTAAATATAAATATTGCCAATATGATATATTTTACAGAAAAAGACGAAATAACAGGCGTAAATGTCGAGAATGAGAGCCTATCCGAACATCAGCTCATGGACTCTCAACAGGATTTCCGTGCTTATCTGAGCCGAACAGAACCACATGTTCGCGCCAGCGGCAGAACATCTCTCGCTGTGCCCGCCGAACATGGGCTCTCCGAAGAAGCCGAGCCGCACTTCCGTCAGATCAAGCCACTCGACATCTTGGCAGTATCGGGGAGCCTGTGTGTCCGCGAACTTTATTCTGCCATTCTTGCGGCTTTCCAGTTTCTTGCGAATGTCATTGAGAAGTTCATTACGGAGTTCCTTGACTTGCTGTTTGTATGTGCTTGTTGCTTTCATAATTGTGGAGTTTTAATTGTTGTTTGTTTGTCTTATTTGCTGATACAAAGATAGCAATTCTTTATCATTCCACCAAATATTTCAGATAATTAATTTATCGTATTTGATAAAATAATTATCTATTATACAAACACAAGGGCGTGGCTGCACATAAGAAGGACAAGGTGAAGTCGGAGGCTTTCAGTCTTTCACGGCAAGCATGGCACAGAAATTAAGGTAACGCCAAAACGTGTCTATCTTGCGGAAGCCCGCTGTCTTCAACAGGTTCTCGTTCATCTGCGCCGTGAGCGGCACAAGCGAGCCTTCAAGACTTCTCCTTTTGAATTTGATTTGCTCCTCCGTATATTGGTTCTCGCGCTTCAAGTCGTAGTATTCGCCCACCAGCACCTTGTCAATGTCATAGCTGTTGCCCATGACCTTTTCCACCAAGACCAACGCGCCGCCACGCTCAAGCGAGTCATATATGCTCTTGAAGATGAACTGGCGGTATTCTATCGGCGTGAATTGGATTGTCAGGCAAGAGAGGATGAGGGAGCAGCCTTTCACGGGCAACCCCTCACGCAGGTCGCTGTACTTGACGCTCACATACCCTTCCCTTATCTCTGATGAATATCTCTTCCTGCACTCCTCTATCATCGGCTCGCTGACATCGGTCAAGACGAAATTGCACTTTGAGCCGAAACGCTCTATCAACAGTTCCGAAGAAGCCCCTACCGAGCACCCGATGTCAAGCACGTTAGTTCCCTCCCTGACGAAGTTACGGGCCATGCGGAAAACAAGGTCGCGCATGCTCTCATAATTCGGTATGGAACGAGACAGCATGTCATTGAAGACATTCGTCACTTCCTCGTTGAACTGCCACTTGCCTGTCTGTATGACGGCATCATGGCTTGGATTCCTCTCTATCCTGCACATTGGTTTTCGGCTTCTGTCTCATCCTTCGGCTTGCGGTAGTTCACTATCTCCAGAGACAAAGCCTGCATGATACGGTCAAGGTTGCGCGTGGACGGCATCCGCTTCCCCGTAATTATGGAAGCGACGGAGCATTTGTTGATTCCCGACATTTTCTCCACGTCCGCGATGCGGTAATGCAGCTGCTTGACGCGGAAACGCAGAATGTCGGGCAATTGGTCGGCAGACACTTCCGTCAATGTCATCCCTTCGGGCGCGACCGAAAGGCGAAGATACTGGAGCACGTCTATAAACATCTTGTATGGCATAGTCCTTTTCCCGTGCAAAAACGCATTGAAATTGGAAATGGTCAGACCCAAGTCCTTACACAGCATGGACTGGTTCACGCCGCGCACGTTCATTTTCTCCTGTATCTGTTCTCTTATCATGCTTTGTATTTCGTCCTGCAAAGTTAGTAAAATCCTGCCAAACAAAAGCATTTTCAACGCCCATTTATCAAAATTTGGACCAAAACGCTTGCATATCAGATAATATTTGAGTACCTTTGCACATAAGAATGATACATTCCTTCTTATTCTATTTCAATTTTTGCCCACAAGCTGGGTTCATTTTGTTATAGTTTTTGGATGGTGTATTATCTTATTTGCATAGGAGCGGCTCGCTTGTGAAAGTGGGCCGTCCGTTTTTTCTCACCCACATCCCTCCACATTCGGAATATCCATCCAGTGCGACACGGCTTCGGTCGGATGACAGTCCTCATCCACAAACGCCATTCCTCCCTTGCCGTCATTGACGAGCCTCGCCAAGAACAGATGATTCCCTTCCTCCGGTTTAGCTTTGCACAAGACGTATTTGCCGGATCTTGGGCATTCCTTTGAGAAGTCATGCCATAGGGAACTGCGGAAACGCTCTGCTCCCTTGACAAAAGCTATCTCCGCAACACGCCCAAGAGCCGCTGCGGTTGACAACGTTGCTCCATTTTTCACGAACTGCGCTTTCATCTTTACTCCATAGACCTCTGTGTCGGCAAGGAACTGCTTACCCAACACTCGCTCAACGAGCAATCTTTCTTTCGGTTCCATACTCACGAACAGCTTGCCATGAACAAAAGGGAGTACATCAATACAGTGTATGCCAAGACCACTAAGGACTCCATACACCCGAGTTTTCTTTTCGCCACAGCACCTAACGCGATGCAAAACTGCATAAAGAATATTATGCAAAGGATTGTGATTGCTGCTATTTTCATAAGCTCTTTTTTAGTTAATTATTTATTTTGTATCGTTACTTTGTATTTATCTTTCAGTTTATCCACTCCGATGGCTTCGCGTTCTATCTCCGCCACTTCTTTGTCAAAGTGATTCCATTTCAAAGCGTCAAGTCCTGCCGCATCGATGTTCGCTGGGTCAAGCAACTTATCCGAGAACGCTTCAAACGCCTTTATGCTCGCATAGTTCTTTGTGGGTTCAAGTTTGTATTTGTCCGGCTGAAGCAACAGCTGCACTACTTTGTCAAAGAAAATATCCGCATCGGACATACACGCTGGTCGATAATCCTCCCTAATGTCAAAGCCGTGTTTCTCATAGAACAGGTCAAAGAACTTATCCCACAAGTTCCTCGCAAGGTGTATCATCGTCATTGCCATCTCCACTTGCGCCTTGAAGCGTGTGTCATCCATTCCTCTCTTGTCAAAATACATCTTGAATGTGAGATACAAGTCAAATACAGTCTTTTCCATACGCTTTGACACACGGATGCCATAATCGATGACAAGGTTCTTGTATCTCTTTTCACCGAGATTGAGCCATTCAAAGAAATCGTCAAAATTCGATTTGGATATGGTAAGCCATTTCGCGAGATGGCCACGGATCAGTCCTCGTTCCTCGCACTCGTCATAGACTTTCAAGAACTCATCCTGTGCGATGACTATCACAGGCACCACCTGCGTCCAAAACAAGGATGAGGCTTCGCGTCTGGCTTTTCCAATCTGTTCTGCAGTCAGTTCCGTCATAGTCCGATAGGGTTCACTTTCATTGATTTCAGATTGAGATACACGCCTCGACAGTCAAGAGAGCCTTGACTTATGAGCTTCCACAAAAGGCTACAGCCGAAGTCGCTCAATGTAGAGTTGACAAACAAGTCCTGCTTGCGCAACGCTTCTGCCAGTGAGCAACTCGGCCCGCTGTCATCATCGTTCACCTTTGTCAAGTCGAACTGTTCGTCAACGCACTGGAGCGACGCAACTGTCTCTATGCCTTCCATTTTCGGCTGCTTTATCGGCTCTACCGTTCCTATCACCACCTGCCCCATGTCCGTGGCGTTGCCGAAATCGAGCCAGTAGTATGCGGTATTCTCGTCAGAGCGGCACCGGTTTTTGACGCTGCGCAGATACTTTCCTGTATCAATCCTTGCCTTTACATTGTCAACGCACGTAATGGTGATATTAGACGACTTTTCTTCCGTCCGACAAGGATAAGCCGCTGGCTCCGCGTCCCAATCAAGCCCGAAGAAACGGTTCACGCGAGTTATTAACACCGAAGCCTTGTTTGCGCCCACCTCCATGCTGGTGAAAAGCTGCCTCCCAAGATTCGGCACCGTTACAATGTCATTGTCGTAGGCTGTCACCTTGAGCCCCAAATGACCGAGGCTGCGCAAAGCGCAGTTTATCCTTGCGAGAGCCGTCAGCACTTGGCATCCAGTTCCACCCGCCCCTACCACATCAACGGTCAACGGATGGTAAGGGTTGAGCAAGTAATTATCTGTATAATGTACCTTCCTCATTTCATCATCTCCTTCAATGTCATTTTGACTGGTATAAGGACCTCTGACGGGAATGGTCCGCCTGTCTCTATCAAACGCTTTGTCAGTACGGCGAGATTGCCCTTTATTGGATTGCCGCCGAGAATATGGCTGAACTCCGACAGCCAAAACATCTTTTCCCAATAGTCGATGACATTGGCAAAAGTCCTGTCATCAGGCTTCCTCACTTTGGAGTTTCCGAGACAAACATATTCTTCGCTGACATTCATAAACGGTGCTCGGAACAATCTGCCTGTGGGCTTCCTCCCTTTGAACGCGAACATCTGGAGTTCGTCGTTTTTAACCGCCCATAGAAGCCCCGGCACATTCATCCTGCCGTCGGGTATTCCCAAGCCCTCCTTGAAATAGACGTGCCGCTCTTCTGGCTCATGATACCACACAAGCCTTTCATCGCCGACAGACGTGCTGCAATAAAGCAGGTTTCTTGGCACAACGCCATGTATGCTGTTGTCAAGCTGGGCGTTGCCTGCCTGTACGTTCCGCATGAGCTTTGCGTAATCCCTTTCCGTAAGTGGCTTGCCTGCGCCCATTCTGCCATTGCGTATGCTTCTGCGCTCCAAATAGTACCTGCCGTTTTCATAACGGTTGTCAGTCCGATACGCTATGATGGCGGCGTATGGCTTGTACACATCCTGCATTATGTTTATCAGCTTACTCATTTATGCAATCTAAGAAATCAAGATACCACTCCAACCACCGCATGGGATAGTCGGACTTTTCTATTCTGTCTTTCACGCTTGACAAAGGCACGGCCTGCAAGAGGATTGTCGCGGAAGCGTCCGCGCTGCTGTTGAACACGTCTATCACGGTCTTCATCACCTCGTCATCCATTTCCCATGTGAACAAGAACTGACGCTCGAACTCCATTACCTCATACGCATCCACCTCGTCATCAAGTAAAGACTCGTCACCAAGCCTGTACCTAATGAAACGAAGCTCATAGTCCAGCAGATTGTCCTCATTGTACAGTTCAATCCCTTTTTCAAGGAAATCCAACAATAGGTATGTGGGCTTGCAGGCGTATGGAGTTATCGGATAGCTTTCAATACCCTTTTCCCTGTATCTTCGTATGCCTTGCCTCATTTTGTTGACGAGGGCTCCCCTCATGGTCGCATACCTTATTCTGCGCTTTCTTATCTCCTTAAAGTACCGGGCTATGTCACCATTGACATATCTGTCTGCAAGCAGTGCGTAATCCGACTTGCTCTCTCCCATGAAGTCTTCCAGCTCGATGTTGTCCGAGTCATCGTTCAGCCCAAGGCAGTACCGCATCTCATAGCTCGCGTCCGGGAGCAGGAATGGCGACACTATCTCAAGGTAGGTGAAGAAGTCCGTCAGTATCTCCCTTAGTTCCACATCGACAAGGCTCAATACCTTTATCGGCATGAAGAATAGCTTGTAGGTGTCGAAATCATCGAACTCACGGTATATCACAAACTCGTCATGCGGCATTTGGCTTCCCTCGTCTTTAACCTTTACGAGGTCTATCCCCGTGAATTCGCCAAGATTGCCACGCAGCATTTTCAACAGGCTGGACACGTCTTGGAAAACTTTGCCTGTTTGTCGGAAATCAAACTGCTTGCCGATGGCGCGGAAGTAATTCGCCGCTTGCTTTGTGAGCGAGACGGCATCAACACCTCCACACCGCTCAGTTACAGTTTCCAGCTTGCTTACTGACAGTTCCTCAAAGCGGAAATTCAGAAAATTATCGAACATCCTTGCTTTGGCAGGACGGCTCTGCTTTCCTCCCAAGCTGCCCCTTGCTCCAAAACGCTTCCCAAACTCTGATGAAACTGCCATAGCCTTTCCGCTTCCTTCTTATCCATCTATCCCTTTGTCCCTACGGTTGTCTTGAACTCATACACCGCTTTGCCACCCTCTATCTTAGGGCCATGAACATTACTTGTCGTAAGCTCTGGATATTGGTTGCTGTAAAAGTTCATCACTTCTTCGGGCGACATGTTGGGATTTGGGTCAGACAAGACAATCGCTCCATGTTTGAACACCCTCTTGTAATTCTGAATGTTTAGTGCCATGATTACCTCCTTTCGCTATTCTTCATCCTCACTTGTTTCCGCCTTTGCCGCAGGTTTTGTCTTGCTTGCGGACAACTTGACATTCTTTCCGTCACTCTTGTCCTCCACCTCTGCGCCGAACATCGAGCCTTCTCCGAGTGCATCCTTTATTTTCTTACGGAGAGTATCAACCTTGGCCATATCGCCGCCTTTCTCTTTGACGATTTTCTCGGCATTGTCAAGACAAGTGTTAGCATCCTTAAACTTGCTTTCCTTGAAGTTCGTCTCTGCAAGCGCATACCAGCCGTTGAGGTCGGCTTTACGTTTGGCAGCTTCCTCTTTGGCTTTCTTCTCCATTTCGCTTGCGTTCTTGGCTGCTTCCTGCGCCTTCTCGAAGTCGCCCACGTTAGAGAGGAACGACAGGGATTTCTGCATCGGCTGTTTGACAGCCTCGATGAAGCCCTCGTCCATTTCCTGCGCCGTGCCGTTCACGCAAAGCGGGATGATTTTGCTCTTGGCCGCATCCTTCACGAGACCGTTGCCTGGCAACACACTCACGGACAGACCGTCCGCTCTCTTGGCGATGGTTATAGCAAGTGTGCTTCCCACGCCCATAATTTCTGATAATTGCTTGAAAAATTCCATTTGTTAAATTGTTGAATGTTAATGTATTGTCTTATTTGCTGCCACAAAGATAGCAACATTTTATCAATTCTGCAAGCATTTGAGAAATTTTTTTTGTCATCAAGGCAAATTTTCCCAAATATCCCTTTGGTTTCCGCCTTTTTTCTTCGCCGTTCTCTTTTTCTTGTCCGCATCCTTGAACATGTCAAAAACAGGTTCCTCGCCTTTCTCTTTCAGTTTCCTCCTCCACTCCTCGTACGATATGGCGTTTCTTCTGCTTTCCTCGTCCTCCCTTGTTCGGCGTTCTTCCTCGTCGCGCTCCCACTTTCTGGCGAGGTCTCGCCTTTTGTCATTGAGGAAAGCGTTGAACGACTTGATTATCCGCATCGGGTCCACCGAGCCGTAGAAATCCTCGTACACCCCAGACCGCAACCTTGCGCAGAACAGGACGAACTCCATCATTGTGGTTTGCGGTTGTTCGCACAGTATCTGCTCACACACGGCATTTATCTGCCAGTCGCTCATCTTCTCCCTGACATTGGCGAACACGCTCACTGCTATCATCTGCGCTTTCATCCACGTCAGCGCGGCGTTCTCCACGACCGTTCCGTCTTTGGCTGGCATGCCGGAATACGCCTCAGACAGGACACCGAGCGTCGGCGACTGTATTTCGGAACAGAGGTCTATCGTCGGGCAGGCGCTGATGACGCAAATCTGCAAATCCACAGGGAACATCGCGGTGATGGCGCTTGGCGTGTACCGCCTGCGCAAAGCCAATGCGGCCTCACTGATTCTGCCAGTAGCATTCGTCAGCCTTCTTGATGTCATTGATGACAGTCTGCATCTGACGAGTGAGGATATTTCCTGCGACTGACGCTTGCGCTGGTCGGTTGTTTCTGATTTCGGATATGATGTCATTATATTGGCTGTTGATTTTGGGCAGTGAGAAATTGCTTAATATCCACGACTTGTTGATGCTGCGGATAAACTTGCCGAAAGCGTCCACAAGGCTGTCGTCATCTGTCGGCAAAGGCACAGGACGGTCTGTGCGCCTGAACTTGATTTTCTGCAATATGGCTTTTGTCGCCACCGCGTCCTTTGCCGACCAATAGTATGAGTCATCGTAGATTTCCTTGAAGTGGCCCTCGAAAATCGTGCGGCAGCGAGTGACGATATTCGCCTTTTCCTCGCTTTTCGTCTCTTCGCTTCTCTCGCGCGTACGGATGGAAAGCGTATCAGCTTTGCTGATGCGCACGTCCGTAAGGACGTAACTTTCTTCTTTTATCTTCTTTTTTCTTTGGTTCTTTCTTTTTTCGTCTTTTTCGTCTTTTGAATTTTCCGAAACTGGGTCATAAGTGGGTCGTGACGCACTCTTTCTATCTGATTTACAGCCATTTGGCTGGGTCAAAACTGGGTCATTATCTTTCTTCTGGGTCAAAATTGGGTCTGAATTGGGTCTGAAAGCTGTGTAACTGTCGTAATTACAGACAGTTATCTGGGTCAAATCTGAGTCAGTTTTGAGTCTGATGTAATCTCGCTGTTCCAAATTTTCTATAAAACGCCTTGCTGTATCTCGTGTGGTACGCCACATTTTTGCAAGCTCACCCCTTGTTGTTATAAGCTCCGCCCTTTTCACTTTATATTTTTTGCCCCTCAATGACATGATGGTGTTGTCTTTGGTTGCCGCATACATAACAAGTTGCGACCACCAAAGCAATCTTTGGGGCTTCTCTGTAAACCAAGCATCGTTTACAATTTCGGGAGTTAGGACTATCGGTGACATGAGCGTGACAGGTACGTTTGTACCACATATTTGAATTCTTCCAAAGACTTGCATACGACATAGCGGTTTCCGTGTTTCTCTGCGTTGTGCTGCCATGTGCGTTGGTCGGGCGTTTGATAATTGCCAGGCTTCTTCATCTCCACATAAAGAGCCGCAAACCCTCCGCTTGGAACGCACAGACACAAATCCGCTACTCCACGGACAATGCCTTCACGCTTGAGACGTGCGCCCATGCCACCGAGCCTTATCCCCTCGTTGGCGATATGGTAAAGCATACCCTCTTGGTAAAGCTGCGGATATTGCATCGCAAACCATCGTAAGCAATCCTGCTGTATCTGACTTTCGCTCTGACCGTGTTCTTTCACAACCCTTGCAGGGATACTGCTTTTGTCCTTGCCTTGCTTTATGGCTTCCAATAGCCTTTTGTTGAATGTATCTCTCCCCATATCAGTAATACACGTTAGTTAAAGGTTTCCATGCGTTATCTACCCAGCCATAGATGATGTACTCACCTCTCTTAGGTTCATAAAGACGCAGGTTCTCTACCTTGCCGAAACGCTCATAGTTTCCCCCGAGGTCAACGACCCATGCGTCTTTGCCTTTGAATGGGCGGATACAACGACCGACAATCTGATACCACATCGCCAACGACATCGTAGGACGTGCCATAACAACGGTGTCAAGTTCGGGGTAGTCAAAGCCAGTCGTAAGTACGCCTACGTTGGTCAAGACCTTTATTCTGCCGCTTTTGAAGTCTTGTATGATACGCTCACGCTCCTTTGGCTTGGTGTTTCCTGTCAACATCTCACACCCCTCTATGCGTTGGCATAACGCTTCGCTCTCAGTAATGAACTGCGTGAACACAAGAATGCCCTTGCGTGGCACTCCGTTCTTCGGATGAAGTAACCTGTTCACGATGTCTGATAGTCTGTCAGTGAGAGACACACGCTCAAACTCCTTTGACAACGACCTCTCATCGAAGTCTCTGCCAGTTGAATTACGCTTCACCCGACTCTGGTCTATAATCTGCATCGGGAAATACCTAATCCACGAGAGATAGCCTTGATCCAGTAGCTTGTCTATGCCGATGTCATAGATAACCTTGCTGAACATTCTCGGCCTTGTCCTCGTCAGAAACTTCAATATACATTTGTTCACCAGCTCCACGCCTTTCTTTGGTCTGCCATCGTCTTCAAAATACTTTTCCGAACTATAAGAGCCGTTGGGCATGAACTTTCCTTCCACCTCAATGCCTTGTGATGTATTAAGGCGATAGGGCGTTGCGGTTAAGCCCAACACCTTTCGAGGAACTTTCTCTATGAATGTCTTGTACATACCCTCGGCGGCATTTACTCCGTGACACTCGTCCACAATGACTGCCTTGAAGTTATCGAATAGCTCTATGTGGTTTATGACGCTGCCTATGGTCGCGAATGTTATCCGGCTCACTTCCTTGCTCTTCAGCGATGCGGAGTATATAGAGCAGTCCTCCACTCCATAGCTTTTCAGCTTGGCGAAGTTCTGCTCCAATATCTCCTTTGAGGGCTGCAACACAATGACGTTCCCATCAAGCTGTCGGGCGATGTCGGCAATCAGCAACGATTTTCCACTTCCTGTTGGCGCTACTATCAAGCCGTTCCATTTGTCTTTCGACAAAAAGAACTGCACCGCCGCATCACTCGCTTCTTGTTGGTATGGTCGTAGTTTGTAAACAGCCATAATACTACTCTGTCTTATGCTCTCCTATCTTGTCTATGACCGTCTCGTTGAATATCTCACCTTGTTCGTTGGTTGTGGAGATAGTCACTTTCTGACCTTTGGGAATGCTATCAACAAAGTTCTTGACCGCTTTTTTGAGCGCATCATGTTCAAAGACATCTATAATCTGCGTCTCTTCTACTTTCTTGATTTCATAGTCAATCATGGTGCTGCCCATGACTTCATCAAGATTGTGTTTCGCTTTTTCAAGGCTCGACGCCTGCACCAAGTGGATAACTGTGCTACGTTTCTCTTTCTGTGTGGTCTCATTAATGGTGATGTACGACAGCTTGCACACATACCATTTGTCTGCGTCAGCGTTGACATCATCGAAGAATATCTCGCCATACTTGGCTTTCTTGATGTCGGTTATCTCGAACCCTCCGCTGATGTACTGCGACATCGCTTCCATGATGTTAGCTTCCGCTTCACTCCAGCTTAATGCGTCCACCACATACGGTTCTGTTACTTTCTTTACGAGACCATCTTCCATGGTTTTCTCGTAGCGCACTTTGGTTTCAAACCAAATACTTGTCTTACTTCTCATAAATTTTATTTTTTTGAATTGTGTTACTTAAAAATGAACTCTCCGACAAAGGCATTGTAAGTGTCTATGTCATCGGGAGAGGGCAGGGTCATGCCCCATTCCGTCTGGGTGTCAGCCTGTATTTGGTTCATGAAATGCGACATGGCATCCCTGCTTAATCCGCTCGTCCCCTTTTTGCCGGGAGGCAGGAACTTTGCCACATAATAGTCGTGCCACACCTTTCGCGGCGTTCCCGACCAATACTCCAGTTGGGCCATCCACATCCAGAAGAGCTTGTTCTGCGAGACGGAGCGGACGTATCCACGTCTCTCTATGTAGATGTTGTAGTTCCCCTCTGGAAGGGACTCCACGGCATCAACAAGAGACTCGCTTAGCCGTGTGCCCCTTGCCGACTTGTCTAACTTGATGACGACACCCATGTCTTAGAACGGCAGATCGTCATCCGTCTGCGCCTCCATAACCGGAGCCTGTATAGTGGATGCCTGGTTCGTGCTCGGTATCTCCATGGCCTTGAAATTCCCGAGATAAACCTTGTTCCTCTCGTCAAGTTCCTGCTGGGTGTGCTTGTTTATCCATTCCTTTGATGTCGAGAGTTTAGCGTGGTGCGAGTTGCCGTGCTGGTCTGTCTCACGCTTCTCGTAAACCTCAACGCCCAAGGCATAGAGCTTGCTCGTGTACGCCACCCCTTCCTGTGTGGTGCGTTCCTCCACCTTGATATATATGTCATTGTCCTCAATGGGGATAACTATACATTTTTTCGTGGAGCCTTGCCCTTTCACGTTCATTATGCCCACATTCTTCAACCTCGCAAGGTTGATGGAGCCAACCAATTTGCTGTTTGCCATAATCTTATCCTTTGTTATTGAATATCTTTTTGTCTGTGATGAGGCTGCGGTTCGTGTTGATGAAGCGGATGAACGACTCGCACATCTCACGGAGCTTGGGCACATCCCTCTCCTCTTTAAACACATACAGCTCCGTGAATGTCTCACGGAAATTAGTGACATTGTACTCGAAAGTGCTTACTTCGATACCACCCTGCCTTAGTGTGTAAGGATAGACAATATGCTGCCAATGATTTTTGAAGGAGCCAGCCGAATACGACTTGCAGGTCTTCAAGTCGTGGACGCTGAACGGCATGAGATAGTCGATATATCCGTATAGGTCAACGTTACCATAGCAAGTCTCTATCATTCCTTTCGTGAAGAACTGCGGCATCGCTCCTTGGTAGTAGTTGCCGAACTCCATTGCGACACCAAGAGGAAATGTCCTCGGGTTCACAAGCACTTCATGCCTGTCGCCGTTCTCATCCACAACGACACTCCGCTCCGCAATCGTTATCTGCTTCCTTTCCTCATCAGTGTTGAGGACAAACCTGTCGCTTTCCGTGTTGCCTTGCACCAGCATATCGACAATGTTGTTGAACGCCGTGCCTTTCTCAACCGCCTCGTTGGTGAACGGAACACGGTTTATCTTGTTGATGAGTTCAACAAATTGTTTGTCCTCCCACTCGTCAGCCGAGAACTTCGGGTCTTCGGAGTGTCCGAAATATTTCTCCCAAAGCTCATCGGTGTCGAGGTAGTTTTGGAAAGCGTCAAGGAGTGTCGCATAGAATGCGTAATCACTTCCCCTCTGCTGCAGCAGCTTTCTCATAGCATTTTTTCTCTCTGTTAAATACCAAGCCAAGGTCTGCACAGCGTTTAATGAACTTTGTCCTTGCAACGGCAAGGGAGTTGCCTATGTGCTCGTACCCTGTCTTTACGTTCTGTATATAATTGTTGGCTTCGTCAACATCGGCTATGATGGCGATGTCGTTTTCGATGTCCTCCATGAGCTTCTTGTAGGCTTCTCCCTCCGCTGAACGCTCAATCAGTCTGTTGCGGTATGCCTTGAACACCTTTTCTTCCAAGAAGTTGTTCTCGCCAACGATGTTGCCCTTCTCGTCTTTCAGTGACGGTATATCCATCACGGCAGGCATATTGCAAGTGTTCTTCCCTTCTGACTCCGATGTTGGGTCAAACATGATAGTACGCTTGCGACCGTCTGCAACGAGGTAACCAATGAGGTCAAGCTCGGTTGCAAGACTGTCGTAGTTAGAGCCGCCGAACAACGGAACGTAACGAGTAAGCTCACCTTGTTTGTCTGTCTGACGGTGTGCCACAAAGACAACGTTTTTCTTCTTGCTGTCGATGAGCTTCATAAGGGATGTGAACTCTCGCTTGCGCTGACCGTAGCCCTCCAATGTTAGAGAGCCGTTTCGTTTCGCCATCTTTGGATTGAGTCGGATGATGTATTCTCCCATTGCATCCAACATCTTGCCGCCCGTGTCAATGATGAGGGTCTCGTATGGGGACAAATCCTCTTCGTTGAGGAGCGACAAAATATCCTCGTACTTCTCTACTTGCACGGTGTCTTTGATGAAATCATAGTCAACTCGGTTGACACCTCCATCGAAGTCCACCAACAATGGCTTCGGTGCACTAAGAGCCAGCGTGGATTTTCCCATTCCACTTTGGCCGTAGATGAGCATCTTGATTCGGACATTAACGTCCAACTCGTTTCTCTTCTTAATTAGTACCATAATTTAAATTTTTGAATGTTTGTATTTTTGCTTATTTTGCACAGGAACTTTGATAATCCATTTCGTTACTCCCTGGATGTGCCTTGTTTCACTGCTTCGGCTCTGAATTTTTCGCCATTCGCTACTCCAAAGACCTCTCAAATCGGGATTTACGATAATTTAACTCTCGCCACTGGAAGCGGTTTGATGTTGTTCAGAATGTCGTCTGCCGCAAACTGCCATTTCGTATTGGCAGCCCCAAAGGGTTTCTCGTAACGGACTTTCTCTTCGAGCATCAGCCTTTCGAGCCGTTTCCTGCCGCCGACAAGACGGACAGCCACAGACCACGAGAACGTCATGCCCCGTGTCCGCTCCAAGACGGACTCGAACTTCTGAGCCATTATCTCCGTGCTAAGCCCGCTCATTCCTTATATCCCTTTCTCTGCACTCTATCCTTACCTGCCGGCTTCTCTCATAGTTGCATTGGCGTTCCATGGAGAGGAACACGCAGAACAATCCAAGAAGCAACGCCGCCAAGCCTCTGCGCCGCAGCTCTTTCGGATTCCACTCCTTGCCGACAAACAAAGAGACCATATACAAGACAAGCTCATGGGTCGTGGCTATCGACAGCTTTCTGTAGATGTGCTTCTTGTGCGTCCTGACAGTCCATATCGGCTTGCCAAGAGCGGAAGAAATCTCCTTGTCGGTCAGTCCGTGGCAGTATTGCTCCGCCACCGCCAGCTCGGTCTCGCTCAATGATGCCATGTCAACTTATGCGCGTTACGACCAACTCGAAGCTGCTGCGTCTCTCTTTCACGGCGCAGTTCCATCTCTCACGGATAAGGTCTCTTCGCAGACGGCTGATGACAGACATCACCGAGCTTCTCTGCTCCATCGGGAAGACCACTGTGCCTCCGACCCTAAGGTTGCGGAGTTCGCCAGATATTGGCTTTTTGGCAATTTCTTTCATATTTCCTCCAATTTTTAATTTTGTTATTTAATGACACCTAACGCAAATGCTGCCATTTGTTGTTTTTAGGTATATTTCTTATTTGCACAGGAACGGCAATTTTCTTAACTTTGTCGTTGTTATTATTATTTTCAAGTGCAAAGATACGGAATAATTATCATTCACGCAAATTTTTCAATATCTTTTTCACAAGAAAATCATCATAACTCCCAAATACGGTGGGTAAACCGTATAGATGAAGAATGTTATTCACATTATTATATATGAAAGAAAGCGAGTACGCAGAGAACAACGTGGATGCAAAAGTCATAATAGCCACTGTCCTCAAGACATTGAAACTGGGAAACACTGATTTCGCCGCCGCCACAGGCATAGCTTACCAGCGAATTTACGACTTGGTGCGTGGCCGCACCAAGAAGTTCAACCCTGGCGTGGTCAACCAGATCATCGCCGCTTTTCCCCAAATCCGCAAGGAATACCTTTACACCGGCGAAGGTCCGGTGTTGCAGACCGACATTCCTGTCTCGCCAGCAAACCAGCTTCCATCCGACCCTTCAGCGCTTCTCGCCAAGGTGCTTGAAATGCAGACCGAGCTTCTTGCGAGAATGGAACGGCTCACGGAGCGTGAGGCCGAACTGCACAGGCGTGAGATAGAACTTATGCGCAAGGAAACGGAAATAAACGTGCGCATGAAGATGCTCTCCGGTAATCATACGGATAAACACGCATTGATTAACAGATGTGGCAATGAGTGAACTTGTGCGTAGGTGCTGCGATGACTGGTCGGCGGATAAAAACCATTGCAGACTATCTTCGTCCGTAAAAGGATGGGGATGCCGTTTGCTTGTGTGCCTGCCTGACAATATGCCGAGAACCGACAGGGACAAGGCCAGACTGTTCCACAAAGTGTACACTTACGCCGAGAAAGTCGGTGTGCTTGAATGTCCTCACTATCGGGAAAGTGTCATTGACAATGTGCTTGACGCACCCAAAGGACTCCGAGAAATGGTGCATTTGAGCATCCTTACACGAGCCGATTTATTGTCGGAGAAAAACCAAGAAATCCGTAAATGA